CATCATGCCAAGGGCCATTGTCGGGACCGATAAATAAACCGCCTGCATTGTCTTCGATAAGATTGATTTTCATTGTGCTCTCTCCTGTTGAATAAGTTTAGTTGCTGCCTCATCATATTACGGCGTATCGGGGGATAACGCCACTTTTCACTAAGCAAAATTCTTCGTCTTCTGCAAATACAACTTGGTTTCGCTTGCCACGGCGATCAAGTGGTCAAGCATGACGCAAGCGCCATTGAGCGTGGTTCCATCGTTTAACTCACCGATAAATTGAAAGATCAGCTTGGGAGCGGTCATGCCTTTAGTATTTTTGAGGACACGCGTTCGGATGAAATTGTAAAATTCTGCATCATTCATTTGCGCTTGATCTTGGGGATGCTGTACGATTGCCTTAGCCATTTGATACACTCCTATGCAGTGTTGATTGTGGTTGTGTAGCCGGTTATTAGGGCAACCGGCTACATTATTAATTACTTGTTCTTCTTGCTATTGCGCCGATTGTTTTGTTGCTCTTTTTTTGTTGCCCACCGACAATTATTCGGTTCGTAGTTGTCATCGTTATTTATTCGGTCGATGCTGTATTCTTTTCCTGGTCTTGGTCCCATATCGGCATAGAAATTCTCGAAACTATTGAGCCAACGTTCGCATACTTTTATACCTCTACCTCCATAGTTCACATAGCTATCGACATTTTTGTTAGTACATCTATTTTTCATTGCTTGCCAAATCTTGTATTCAAGTGAATCACTTTTGCCATGCTTAAAATTATTTTGTTTTTCTCCGATATAATTTTTCTTCTTGCATTCCTTGCAACCTTTTGACCTGTTGTGCATCAGATGTCCACTTCCTACTAATTTTCTTTCACCGCATTCACATTGACACAACCACAAATACGAACTTTTATTTTTAATTCCATGAAATTCAATAACTGTCCATCTTCCGAATTGTTTCCCTGTTAGATCGATCTGCTTTCTTCCGTTTTTCATTTTCCTGATCTCTTTCGCTATCAAAATGGGGAGATTACTCTCCCCTGCTTCCTACCATTGTTCCATTTCTGCCAACATTGCCATTGCTTGATTTTGCTTCTTACTGCTGGCTTCCAACTTTTTCCAAGCTTGCTTTTTGCTGACCGGTTTCTCGAATTTCGGTGCAAATTTGCCGTCACGATCACGAGTTGGCATCATTACGGCGTCATGGGTTTCGGTTTCGATGGAGGGAGCAGAGTAATCGACAAGCCAAACCAGTTGCATTTGTGGCTTAATCGTGGTAGTGTTCTGATTGTTCAACATGTTGACATTCCTTTGTTGGACTTGCCCGCCAGTGTTTAGGTCACTGAGCGGGTTTTTTTTGTTTTCCTGAATTCATTATACCCCTATTTTTATCAGATGTCAATACTGAGTTTTGATATTTGATAATAATTTAACCTTAAATTTTTGCGCTTTTTAATAACTAGGTATTGACAAAACAAACTATTGCATTTATACTAGCATCATGTCATCAAAACTAATAACTAAAGGATTCAATGATAAATGATGCGTTGGCGGATTAATACGTTGATGGGGCAGCTAAGGGACATTGATCCTAAGGCGGCAGAATATAGAGAGATAAGCAGATCTACTGGCGTCTCTGTTAGTACAATTTTTTTACTTGGGCGCGGAACGTCAAAGCGAACTGACTTAGATGTTATTGATAACTTGCTTAAGTTTTTTTCTGAGAAGTTAGAGCGTCAGTTAACTACGCAGGATTTGTTGGAATTTACGCCAGACAATAAAGAGGTGAAAGCGAAAACTAACACTACAACCAAATAAAAACGGCTTGCCCTGTGTCTACAGCACAAAGCAAGCCAATCTACGCTAAAGGACTCAACCAGGTAGCGCAGACAGACGCAATTATAGATTATGTCCACTTGGGCAACAAATTGCTTTGTCATCTCTAAGAGCCTTTAGCCAGTATCGCTAAAGGCTCTTTTTTTGTTCAAAATTTAGTATATTGGATATTTATCTTGATTAAAATAACAAACTATAGCGCTAGTTGATTAACTTGTAGGCATTCTAGGAGATTTTATGAAGTGGACAATGATTAAGGTTTTATCAGCCCATGTTTTTGCCGATTACGGCACACAAACTACCACGATGGCCCTACGCAAAAACAATGATGCTGCCATCCGTGCCCAGCATGTCGCACTGGTCGCTGGTGCGCTAGGCGCTGCCCTGGCCACTGATGACCAGTTGAGTATTAGCAAGAAGCTGCTGGTCATTGCTGTCAACACCGTGGCGCATTTTCTTCTGGACTCCATCAAGCTTAACAAGACAGTTGATCAGGCATTGCATAGCGCCGTGGCCGTGGGCAGTGTTTACGCTGTGAGCTGGCGAGGCAACGGCTCATGAGCAAGCGTCAAGATGCAATTGAGGATCTTTTGACCTGGGAAGAAGAAAACGATCAGCTTCTCCCCAACAACCTCACGCCGGAAGATATAGCAGCTTTTGAGGCTCTGGGCATTGTGGTTGATCTGGAAACAGGGCAACTTATTTCCGAAGACCAGGCGAATAACTATGAGGTGAAATGGTGAAAGAGTTTACGCTGCTTTTCTGGTTGCCTGTAGGGGCATGTTTAATCGTTGGTTTTCTGCGTTGTGTGTTGGGGGTTCAGTTCTAATGAATGCAAAACAATGTAAGATTCTGCAAAAAAGCTGGGCTAATCAGCTTGCCTTTGCCGAGCGGATGCTAGAAAACGATGGCTGTATTGGGCGTGATGCTAATGAAGTACAAGACGCCATTAACAATGCCAGAGAGAAATTCAATCGTTATCGGCAAGGTGCAAATGGCGAATGGCAAGACACACGCAGCTGCTAACCTGGTAGTGCTGGGCGCAACGCTTTACATTATTGCGCCCAAACTTCCGGTTGATTTGGCCATAGGCGCAACGGCTGGGGCAATCATCGGTACTTTGATAACGCCGGACATTGATCATCATGTTAGAACGCAAGAAGAGCAGCGCTTTTATCAATGGTTCGGCTGGCTGGGCGGTGGACTATGGCAATTGTTCTGGCGAGAGTACGCCAAAACGCACCCGCACCGAGGCAGCAGTCATGCCCCGATAATCGGCACAGCAGGGCGCTGGGGTTACATGGCAATCAGGCTCTCACCGCTCATTGCCTTGGCGCTTTACCAGATGTGGCCCATGTGGTCGACTTGGGTGCCTGCGCTATTGTGCGCTTTTCTGTTCAATGTTCTGCAAGACATTACGCACTTGATTTTAGATGGATGGAAATACCATCCAGGGAGATAAATACAATGCCAAGAGCAACGTGGGGGAATATTACAGGATCAGCAATTAACTATCTTAACTCACAGATCGAAAGTGTTGGCCGCCAAGCGAGTTGGAGCAATCCGGCGCTGGCGACGTGGGAGAGCATCGGCAATTCAATTGAGGTAGAACTGATGCGCCGCCGCTCACAATGGAATAATTTGGGCATGACCGATGAAGAACACTTAAAAGAGATGATGACGGAAATGCAAGTCGCTCAACAAGGGAAAAAATAACATGCAAACGAAAGAATCAGCTTTTACCACACAACGCAAATCAAGCTTTGGCAACATGATTTTAATGATCTCCATTTGCGCTGGCATTGCTTGGCTGGGGTTACGGGCCTGTAGTGCACCAAGCAACATTGAATTACCCAGCATGAGCCAGCCGATAGCAACCGCAGAGGTGCGGCAATCCTGCCAAAATGGTAAATGTGCACAAGTGTCCATGTGCACGGCGATCAGTGATGAATGCGGCAGCATGGAGCAAGGGCCAAAGGCTAATTATGGCACTGGTTATCACACTAGCGCCGATGGGCGGACGCGGCCGAATCCGCCAGTTGGTTGGAAATGGGCCGGTAAGAAAGAGGTGAGAGATTGAAGCCGAATAACTTTGTAGCACCTTTAGCACCGTTAGCAAATATCGAGAAGCCGAGCGAGTCTATGCCCGTTGCACCGCCGCTGGGCCGGCGCATCACCGTTGACCCTGGGGCCATCTTCGCCGAGCCTGTGGTAAAGCAGCCAACCCCTATCGACTACGTGAGCCAAGGCATCGGCTTCAATCTCAAGTATGCGCCCTTGTTTTTGATCCTGGCGATTTTGGCCTATGGGCTTGCCGTTAAAACACAACAGGATTTTTGGTTTGGTACGGTGCTCCTTGGATTGCTATCAGTGGCAGGGTACTGGGCGCTTGGCTTTATGGAAAATGTCTTTGAGCCAACATCCGGGCATGTAGTGCGCAGTTTTTTTGGCTATTTAGTGCTAAAGGCAGAAATCGCCAGCAGTGAACGCACCCAAGCCATGTACTATGAAACTGAGCAAATGCGCCTGGAAAATGAACGCATGGAAAAGGCCATCATTGAGCAAAAAGTGATTGAGCAGGTCAGTCGGCACAGCTTGCCCCAACCGATGATGAATCAATTAACAAACTATGAAGATACCGATCCCTTCGAGGATGAGGAGCCAGTCAATAATAAAGTTGCCTACACTATACCTTTGGCTGAACTTAAAAGCACGAAAGACGAGGCACGCACAATCCTGCTAGACTTCTTGACGGATTTATATAGCCAGGGCGATGAAGTTATCAAGACTGATGGGCGCTTAGCAAAGGGTGTGGTAGCACCATGGGCGGCAAAGTCGGACTTGTCAGCGCCCATCAAACGAAAAATTTTAGATTTGATCAATCAAACCAATCCAAAAATTTTTTCGCAAGAAGGCACGCAGCCCTGGCGCCTGAATATCGTTGCTTATCCCGATATACATAGTGCAATTGAGGCGCTTGACGTGAGCGTGACACGTAACCTATAAATCTATCTGTCGCTTTTTACCTATCGCACCAAGAAAACAGCAAATACACTGGATCTATCCTATCTATTTAATCTATAGATTGATAGGTAGGATAGATCGAATAGGAGAAAACACCATGTTATCTGTCATTTTAGTTGCGCTCTTTTGCACCATTTACGGCTACAATTTGCGCTCTGAGTTTGTTTATGTGGCCCTGTTTGCAGTCAGCTTTCCGCTCTGGTTGGCGTTTAGCCCATCGGTAGCCGTGGCGCTCATGACGGCACAGGCTGTAATTTGCTGGGCCATCGTTGAGTTTTTTATCCGGCAGACGCCCAGCGGTTTTAGTTTGTTTTGGCAGTTTGGTGGGCTGCGCTTGGCAGTGGTGAGGGTGTAATGAACTTTTTTGAATTTATCTTATATCTTGTGGGCATTCTAATCATTTACGTGTGGATTATGGCGGGGCATCCTCCACACTGGGTTTTTCATCTGATAGATGCAATGAAAGGAATTCTTTGGCAATGAAATTTAGAGGCTGGAAAAACGCTTTTAACATAGTTATTCGCAAGCCAGTGCGTAAGCAGGGCAAGCGGTTTATGCATGAGGTTGTTGGTTATAAGCCACGAAAGGCAAAACGCAAATGAAAGACAACATCACCTGGCACGAACTAGGCCAAAAATGGAATAAGGCGCTGATCAAAGTGCTGATGCTGATTCCCGGCGCCATCCTGGGTAGCGAGGAAGAAAAGCCAAAACATAAAGATACCATCATCAAGATCATACCATTTTTGATTATGGTGTTATCGGCGGCCAGCATCACCAACCTCTCGCACCGAGCCTACTCGCATCATGAAGACTGGTCTTCTTACCTGGTTGGCGCTGGGCTGGCAGCACTGGTGCCCGTGGCGGTATTCGTCGCTATCAAGATTGATGGCCGTAAATATAAAATCGGTGTATGGATTATCGCCAGCATCTTTGCCATCATCAGCGCCGCGATCCAGTATCAGGTCTACATTCCAGTCAACCCACGCACTGATCAGATCTTTGAAGCGCTGGCGTTCGGTGCTGGCGTCCCGCTGGCTGAGTGTCTTCTGGCAGCAATGGAAGCCTTTCTGCTGGGCCAGGTGCAACAGCACGCCAAAGCCGATGAGCAGACGGCGCTCGACCGTGAACGGGCGGCACTGGAAGCCGAAGCCAAGCGGCAGCAAGAAGCGGCACAGCTTGAATTTGAGCGACAGAAACAGATGATTGATCTAGAAAATTACCGGCAACAACTGGCGCAAGAGGCTGAGTTGAAACGCCTGGAAGCTGAGACAAAGTTGGAGCTAAAGCGCTTGGAGGCTGAAGCAAAGCTGCGCAAAAATGCTGAAAAACAGCAAACGGTCAGTGTTGAGAAATCAGAAAAAAATTCAACACCTACCAGTGTAGAAGGGGAAAATTCAACAGGCAAAAAAGCAAAAATTCAACAGCGGCGCAACATGATTTTTCAACACATCAAAATGAGCGGCGATCCTGGCCCATCCGCCTTTGCTGAGCAATTCGGCGTTGATCGTGGCACGATTTATAGTGATTTGAAAGCGCTGGCCAGCGAAGATAAAATCTACAAAAATGGCGATGGTGGATACCATATCAAGCATTGAAAGGAGGTGATTGCCTATAGCCCAACTCGCACCCGTGTTAGTATAGCGAAAGGAGGCTTTGACCAGTTCGGCCAGTACCACTGCATTGATTACACTAGGCTACACAATGGCGTGTAGCCTTTTTTATTTGGTCCAACAAAGAAGCCCAGCACATCTGCTGGGCTTCTTTGTTGTTATTCGTCTTTTTCGTTTAGCACACTGACGAACGCCGTTACGCAAATTATACCCAAAAACAGTAGTAGGGCACACCTGTTTCGTTATGCGTTGGCGTCATCGGATAGAGCGCATAAACGATAACATCGGCAATGAAGCATCCTGCTATTAGTATCAATCTCTGCAATCTTGTTAATTCGATTCCTGGCACTTTGCATCCTCTCCTGTTGGCTACAAAATCACCTCATTGTACGCTGCAAGGGCAGAGCGTGATTCAAAGACCAAATGATTTTGATTGAACACCTGATAAACAACGTTTTTGGCCCGGCACAACATTAGCAATCAAGGCTTTCTTGCCTAAATTCGCATCGACCTGCGCAGCAAGCTGAATTTTGTACTCTGCGGTGATTTCTTCGATTGTTACTGTATGATTCTTCATTTTATCGCTTCGGTACCACTGGCTGGATTAGGGCGAATGCACCCGGCCAGGTTATCAGAAACTTGCGCTGATAGGGCGCTGGATGCTTCTCTGTTGGTTTAGATAGAAAGAATTGTGGTTCACCGCCCAAGCTGAGCGCTTCTTTGTAATAGCGCTGATTCAGCCGGTAATTCTCATTGAGCTTGTAAATGCGCTTTGGATCAAACTTAACTAGATTACCATTGATGAAATTCCAGGCGGCATACTCATTGACAACGGCGTAATCATCAATGGCAACCGGTGCTGGTGCGGATGGCATGATCGTAGTCCAATCAGGGTAATCACTATCAACCTGGCGCAATTTATTGCCTATCATGGTATAGACACCAACTGGTAAATTGATGGCGTATGCATGGAGCCGATGGCCATTGGTGCTGGCTAACCAAGTACGCCCCGCATACTCACGCACATTGAGGTATTGTAGTTTTTCTTTAATGCCAGCGGGAGCAGAAATTGTAAGCTCCAACCAAGCGGCAACGTCAACGGGGATTGTGTAAATCTCGCTGGTCAACCTGGCAAACTTAACGCAGCGCTGCATTGCATAAATCTGCGCTTCCAGATATTCGATTTCTTTATTGATGGCAGCGATGGCGACTTTAGCATCGGGGTCAAGGCCGTTCAAAATGTTAGCCTTGAGATTGTTCATATGCGAATCATGCACGACTGTCATAGTTGCTTATTTATCCTTTTGAATTAGCCGCTTATGATCCCCGGCAAATCAGCGGCTAATGGGCACCGGCCAAATGGCAGCGGCAGCGGGTTGGAATAGTTAAAATAACGGTTGGCTGATTTCACCAGTTGGTTCACCGTAATCCAGCACGATTGCAATGCATTTGCGTTGCAAGGCTGTTTCTGTCATCTCCTCATTTGGGTACTTCCCTGTGCGAATTAATGGGCCGGCGATGCTATCAATGTCGGGGCCACTACATCGATCATCCCAGTATTCGACAACAAAGTAAGTGTTTTTGGTGTAGCGGCGAATACTAAAATCAACATCACCATTTTCGACTGGCACTGAAAAGCTTGTCTCTGTGTAGGGTACGCCATGCTGACTAACGTCGTTCTTGCAGACAATTGGGTATTCTGTATTGAACAAAATAATCGTATTCATATAACCCTCTCTTTCATCTCTAGCCGCAGGGCGGCATCTTCGGCGCAATCCGCATCATAATTCGCTACGGCGGCATCAAAACCGTGTCGCTGGGCTTCGTTGACCAAGTCTTCCCGCTCGCCGTGGCGCAACATGAAATGATCCCAGCCGTAATCAAAATCTTTCTGGCAAACTATGCCGAGCCAGTCTTCGATTTCACAGAGAAGCTGGAAAGCATTGATCTCATCGTACTCAAGCCAAATGGCTTCCTCAATCGTGATGATGCGTTGCATTAGCGGCCTCGTTTCGGCGCTGGCACGGCATAGAGCAAATCCCCGTCCTCTTCCATGTGCAGCGGCTTGCTGAGCAGCGGCGCTGTTTCGCGGGCAGCGTTGATGCGTGCAATGCCGTGTTGGGCGAGCGTTGCGGCGTACTGTAGATCATTGGCCTGCAAGGCTTGCAAAATATTGTAGAGCAGTTCTTTAGTTTGTTGGTCTGGCATTGAAAAATCCCCTTTCCGAACGAATTAATATCAACAGATGTAATTATAGCAAAAAACAGGATTTTGTCAATATCTAATATACTTAAAATGGGGATAAAAGAAATTAACCGTTAAATTTTGCAATCGCCTATTGAATTAATCTTTTTATCGTGATAAACTATTCTTGTGGATTAACCACGATTTTACGATAAATAAAAAGGGGAAGGAATCGCATGATGCAACATATTCAGCAGCACGTTTTGTCTGCCATCCATGATGGCCTAGCGGCTACTATGACTCAGCGCAACGGTGTTTCTGGCGTTATTTTCCACGATGAGAATGAGTTTATTCCGTTTGTTGACCTGAACTACAATAATGAATACGGTTATTACCGTATGAGCCAGTTTCCAGACATTCAGCGAGATTGTACAAATGAGAATCGAGAAAACATTCATCGCGGCGTTGGTTTCTCAGATAATTGGCATCCTTTTATCTGGTCCGATAGTGGCGGCAATCTCACGCTGTTAGGCGATGATTACCAGGTAGCTGATTTGTACCAAGCGTTAAAGGCATTTGTTGAACGGGGTGAACTTGACCTGGAAGAAATTAGCGAAGACGATCCCTCATGGGATTACATGCGGGGAATTGATTGGGCCATTGATGAGGCGCTTGATTTTTGGTTAACTCAGGGCAAGACATTGACCAGGGCGCAAGCGGGCGACACAATCCGTGCTGCTGCTCGGCGTGGTGCAATTAACGGCGCAAGCCAAACGGAGAGCGGAAAATGGTATTTTAATCGGCCAAAGTTTCGCGGTTGGCTAAGAAAAGAGGAAAACCACAAACCTGGGCCAAAATCAAATTAAATCGTAAAACCCGCCACAATGGGCGGGGTTTTTTATTGCAACTCCATGTTATAAAATGCCTCATCCCGATGCCCCGCTTTTTGATGCTGTCCAGCTCGTCAAGGATAGCGCTAACCGAGCGCCGATCATCTACCATGCCAGCTAGGTATTCCATAGAACAATTAAATACCTTGGCACTGCGGATGAATTTCTCTACCGATGTTGAGCGCAGCGTGCCGGCCTCGGTGCGGTATTCCTTTTCCACGGCATTGACACCGGCCTGCTGTAGTCCTACCAATTCGCCAAGCGCCTGCTGAGACAACTCAAGCCGTTGGCGCTCCTTGGCAAAACGCTCACCAATGATCTTTTCTTCGGATGGTTGCGACATTGTAATCTTCTCCTAAATATATTAGATATTGACAAATTGAGAAAATAAGCTATAGTTAGTATATAAAGAATTTTCTTGCTAAAGGGAGACAAAAATGATCAAGAGCGAACGACTGAAAGCGGCACGGGAAGCCGCCGGACTGAGCCAGAGCGAATTAGCCGAAAAAATGGGTGTAGATCGTAATCTGATTTTTATGGCAGAAAACAACCGGCAACCATTAGCGATTAAGCACCTGGTTACAGTCTGTAGTGCATTAGGTGTTAGCGCTGACTACCTGCTAGGCATCAGTGACAATGATGCAATTCGCCAACAAGCTGTAGCGCTGGTGCGACAGGAGATGACGCAGCGCCTAACTCAAATGATGATGGCGGTTGCCCATGCCTGAGCGCAACGAATTAGGCAAAGGCATTCTCGATCCAGCCGTTGAAACTGAGCTTTCGGCGGCTGGCGTGACCTACGCTAGGCGGGTTTTTCACGCCGATGGCAAATATCATCTACGTACAGCAACCACGCCCATAGGCACGATTGCTGCAAACGTTTTAAGGCCACAAATAAATAGTACTTTAGTTTATACTTATGCGCAAAAATGAAAAGATTATTTGTTTGGCGATCAGGCTGGGCTATGTAACAATCCCTGATATTATTGATCAGACTGGCTTAGGCAAGAAAACCGTAGAGGCCAGTTTAAATGCCCTGTGCTTTGCATATAACACCGTTGATGTAGAGCAACTCGCTGATATTATTGTAGCAACCACGCCCACTGCTCAGCCGCCTACTTTTACTTCACATGATTGCGTGATTGTCGATGCTGCCCTAGCCCCACCCACCGCCGCCCACCTACTAAACCAAGTGCTTGGCGAAAACTACTGCCAAGCACTTAAAAGTGCATTATAAAGCAACCTAAACGCTATTAGCTTGCAAAACGCTTACAGTTAGTACTTTTTGCAAAATTTAGTATATTAGATATTGACAAAATACAAAAACCTGCTATAATTACGTTTGTAAGTATTGATTGAGCTTGTCTTCGGATTATCTGTGAGGAGGTGGTCACAATGCGCATTCGCTAAAAAACAGCGGCGCTTGCCGGAGCGTAAAACCGGCGAAAATAATATTCTAGCACGTTCTAACAACTTTCAACATTTTTCAACAACAGGAGATTTTTACAATGTCTTTCGAGTTTAACCCAACCGCTGTAGATTCCGTCAATCAAGAGTCAATCGAGGATTCTGGTCTGCGCTTCCCTGGCATTATTTTTTTTGGCGGCGACATGACAAAGCGTCCTAAAAAGAATCAGCCTGATCCGGGCATTAGCTGGCGCGGCGGCTTCTTCATCAGCAAGGAGAACTTACCGAACGAAGACTTGAGCCAATGTGGTTGGACTGAGGATAGCTTTATTAGCCAGTCTAGCGGCAAAGAGGTTGAAGGCTGGTACAAGCCAAGCATCACCATTATGCACATTGCGCGCCGCCGTCACTGGCGCTGTGGTGAAGCCAAGAATGCGCAATACTTCGCTTGGCCGAACTGGAAAGAGGCTAAGGCGACGGGGCTGCACATGTCTGGCCGGATGCAAAGCATTGTCATTGTGCAAGGCTTGGAACATTTAGGTCCGCTGTGTTTGAGCTTGGCTGGCCATGCGCAGATGAGCTTTTGCGGTGAATCAGGCTATGAGCAGACCGGCGCTTTGGCGCTCCACCGGCGCATCGTTATTCAAAAAGCCAACGAAGTGACCAAGGAAAAAACCCCTAAAGGCGTTGCTGCTAAGAAGTGGGATCATTACGCCTTTTGGTTGACCGTGGGCGCAGCGACGGACAGCAACGGTGAACCGAAGTTTACCGAAGTCGGCTCGAAAGCCAAGAGCAGCATCGTGCTACCAGTTCCTATCGGTCTTCCCGCTACGCCGGCCGAGGTCAATTTGAATGACTGGTACGTTGGGCCAGCGCTGTTGGCGGAAGCCGCTAACATTCTGGCGATGCTGGCCGCCGAGGGCTGGAAAGAGGCTTGGGCAAACAATTCCAGCGCTGGCGACACTGAACAGAAAGCTCCGGTCAAGGCCACCGTTGAAGCCAACTACGCTGAAGAGGCGGGCGTCTAGTTTCGTTGGCAGTTTAGCAATAGGGCGCTCTTTGAGAGCGCCCTATTTTTTACCAGGAGACAAAAGTCATGTTAGACGCTGAAAAACTACTGCCGATCTTCCGCAACTCCATCGAAACCGCTTGTCAAGACAAGCCCAGCCGAGAGTCATTCAAAATCATCAATGGTGAATTCGTATTTATGATCAATGGCAACCGTGACAACTGGGCAGCGCTTTGTCAGTTGATGGGCGTGCCGAGCCATGCGAAACAAGAAATCCAGGGCGAAAAATTAATTAGCCGCTGGCCCAGCCATGCCGATCAAGTTTTCGGTCAAACTGGCTTGCTGGCCCAGCGCTTACCAGGTTATGAAATGCGCTTAGCACAGCTGCATGCCGGGCGGCTCTTTCAGCGTGGGATTGAAATGGGTGAGCCGGTGGTGCTGGAAGCTGGCACGGGCACGGGAAAGTCGCTCATCTATCTCATGATCGCCAGGGCCATGAACAAGCGTGTCATTGTGTCCACCAGCAATAAAGCCTTGCAAATGCAGCTATACCGCAAGGATGCGCCGTTTGTGGCGTCGGTCTTCCCAAGCAAAATCACGCTTGTGCAAGGCAAAGGCAATTATGCCTGCAATAAGCGAGTTGAAGACGGTGCAACCATGTCAGCCGACTTGCAGCAATGGTACGGCACGACCGAAACCGGCAACACGCAGGAGATCAACTTTGAGACTGACTGGAAAGAATTGCAGGCTATTACCGTTGATGATAGCTGCGTTGGTAAGAAGATGTGCCCTTGCATTGCTGATTGCTTCTATTATAAGGCCCGTGCCGAGCGGCAAGACGCCAACATTATCATTTGCAATCACATGCTCTTGGCTTTGCATCAAAAATTTCCCGGCGCTCAAATCCTGCCCGAAGCTGACGTCATCGTGATCGATGAGGCGCATCAGTTAGCCAGCTATGTCAGCACTGCCAACGGTGTTGAGCTAAAGGTGCAAAGCTACGAACGCCACGTAAAAACCTTGTTGGATCACGGCATCTATATTGAAGATATTGATCGCATGGTTGCCAAGCTACAGGGTGAGGTCAAAGGCTATCTAGTTGGCAAATCAGATGATCAAGTGGGCATCAACAAAGAAGACATGCTGCGAAGTGGCGTGCAACTCGCTGAATTGCTCATGCAAGGCGCTGACCAGATTTGGAATCCCAACGATATGCCGCAGGCGCCCCAAGAGAAGCGCCTGAGCAATGTTGCCAAGCGCATCCGGGCAGCGGCTGACAATCTCATGTTTGCCAGCTATCAAACCACTGAGGGCTTTGTGCGCTGGATTACCAAGAGCAGCAACAGTATTTCTAGCATGCCCTATGATGTTTCAAAACTTGTGGGCAGCATGGCCGGTTTCACTTCGCACGAAACAACGATCCCCGATTACACACAATGCGCCCGGTGCGGTAAAACACTAACAGCTGACACTGTGCATTTGCTGGGCAACACGCCCTATGGCCCAACGTGCATTCAACATGTGGATCCGTTTGGCGATGCTGAGGAAGTGTCATTGTCTGAATGGCTGGCCCAAGAGCATCCAGCGCCCAGCGTTACCACGCACAAGAAGACGGCGATCTTGTTTACATCGGCTACGCTAGGCACGCCAGACCTTGCCCCGTTTATGCGGGATCATGGCTTACCGCATGCCCTGCAAATGCAAGTTGAAAGCCCATTCGATTACAAAAGCAATTCGCTGCTCTATGTGCCGGATAACAATGCGCCCAACACGAAAAGCCCTAACTTTCTAGATTTCATGGTTGAGCAAATGGAGACGATGGTCCACAGTAGCGGCGGCGGCGCTTTCCTGCTGTTCACTAGCAATGCAGCTCTGCGCTATGCCGTTGACAAGCTGCGCAAGCCTTTGGAGCGTGCTGGTTATCCTTGTTTTGTGCAAGGCGAAGGCTATTCAAAATTAGAGATTATCAATCAGGTCAAGGCGCATGGCAATGCGGTTTTGTTCGCTACAAAGTCTTTCTTTGAAGGCGTTGACATCCAAGGTGAGGCGTTGCGTCTGGTCATCATTGACAAGATGCCCTTTGCAGCACCGTCGCCCTACAGTAATGCCCAGCACGAGCATATCAGGGAATGGGCACGGCAAAATCTAAAAATGTCTGACAAGGATCTGGAATGGTATCCATTCAACGCCAAAAGCATCCCTGACATGATCATTGACTTGAAACAGGGTGCGGGACGGCTCATCAGAAGTCACAGGGACCGGGGCGTAATTGCTGTACTTGACAATCGGCTGCTCACCACGCAGTACGGGCGCTCTAAAGTTTTGCCGAGCTTGCCGAATAGCCCGCTAGTGCGCAATGTGAGTCAAGTGCAAAGTTTTTTTAATCCGCCGGTTGAGTCTACGCCGATTAAGGATTTGACACCGCTCGAACTGGCGAAACAGTTGTATGCGATTGAGTTGTAGAGGGAGGGAATCATGAGTAGTAAGCGCCGTGAACGACGAAAGAAATGTGAAGGAAAAAAGAAGTTTATTAATCAATCAGATGCAATCGGCACGGCAACATACAACACCCATAAGCATGGTACGCATTTCACTGCTTATCGATGCCGATACTGTGGTTCCTGGCACGTAGGGCATACACCAGCCAATATCATGGCAAAAATTGGTTACGATGTGAACGAATAGGTTTATTATGTCAGACAAATTACTCGCCCTAAATGACGATGCCCAGCAACTCATCAACCTCTTACATCGCGGCGGCAACTACAGCTTTTTTCAACGCATCAACGGGGATGATAAATGCTCCTACTGGCGCAAGTACGGTAAGCGCGTTGAATTCCCCGCTGACATCATCGAAAATTACAATTTTTTCTTTGGTGTCAATCCGGCCACAACAAAGATCACGGATGAAGACCGCAAGAAATACCCTGAGATTCCTGATGACCGCATCGCTACCTTTGTAGGGACCAAAAATAACACCATAGCGGCGCTGAATTGTCTCTATGCCGAATTCGATGGTAAAGATTACACGTTCCCCGCTGATGAGGAAATAGAACAAATCTTCCAGGCGCTTAGGGCAAATCCAGCGAAAGCCGCTGCTAATGATGCTACATTGCGCCTGGAAGCCGCTGGCGCTGCCAAAGAGGCGAAATATGCCACAAATCCAGAGTATTACAGGTCATTAGCCAGAGAACACATTGAAGGTCTAAGCCCACAGCCCAGCGCTGTAGTGGACAGCGGCGGCGGATACCAGGCTTACTGGCTACTCGCTGACACGTTCCTGTTAAACAATGATGCTGACAGAGAGCGGGCCATCGGCCTACAAAAACGTTGGGTAATGTTTGTGTGCGGGGATCCTTCGGTGCATGACATCCGGCGCATTCTGCGTGTGCCAGGCTCACGCAACCACAAGAAGCGCTATGCACCGAATTACCCTATTATCGACTTTGTTAAAAAAGACTTTGCCCTGTGCTATGCGCTTGAAGATCTTGAAGCACTGCTGCCACCAGAAGAACCCAAGCCGCTACCACAGCGCACAAATGGCACCTACTATGCCAACGGTGACAGCCGAGAGTCATTTATTGACATGTTCAATGCTCAAAACAGCATTGCCGATGTATTGCTTGCCCACGGCTACACTTGGGTCAGCAAAAACCGCATGAATCGCCCTGGCAGCGAAGACAGCAAGGGTGTGGTTATTTATGCGGATGAAAACGAGAGCTATCATCACAGCGGCGGTGATCCTTTGCATAATGGCTACAGAATGAAACCGTTTAACGTAGTTTGCAAACTCGATTACAACGATGATCCACGGGAAGCGATTAGGGCGCTTAGACCACCTGAGCCAGCGAAGCAAACAACGGTTGCTGTTGCCGAAAAATTCACAGAAACGCCTATTTCAAATGAGCCTATACAGAAGCCCATAGAAGCCGCAAAAACGCCTGTAGAGGCCATAGAAGCAACCACAGAGGAAGCCAGCACTTACCCCTATGAAGTAATCGGCGGGCGCATCGGGGAATGGAAACAAAAAACAGTCAAGGGTGAAGTCGAGGATTACTTTACGCCGCTTTGTAATTTCAACGCCTGGATTGTGGCTGATGTAGCCGCTGATGACGGCGAGGAGGTCAGCCGCAAAATTGCCATTGCCGGGCGGCTGGCAAACGGTGCAGCGCTGCCAGAGATTGAGATCCCAGCAGATGAATTTGAGGCCATGAAATGGCCAGTAGCGCAATGGGGCGCAAGGGTTAGCATTGAACCGATCAAAAACGCCAACAATCTGCTGAGGGCAGCGATTCAAAAGCTAAGTGTCAACATGGCAGACCGGCATACGTTGACGCATACTGGTTGGACGGTACTGAATGGGCAGCGCATCTTTCTACATGCTGGCGGCGCTATCGGCGCTGACCAGGTGAGCGTCAATATGCCCCGTCCACTGATCAATTACCGTTTCCCTGCTGACAACGCCATTGATCCGGTAACGGCTATGCAGGAGAGTATCAAATTGATGGACGTTGCGCCGGCAAGGGTCAGTATGCCGATTTGGGCGGCAATGTTCCTGGGGCCATTAAGCGAGATCATTGTGCCGGTTTTCACGCTGAACGTTGAAGGGGGCAGCGGTTCGCTGAAATCGAGTTACAGCGCCGTGATGCTCAATCATTATGGGGCTAAATTCCATGAGTACGCCATGCCAGCGGATTGGCTTTCAACGCCCAACACGCTGGAAAAACTTTGTTTTCTCGCCAAAGATGTTTGTTTGATCATTGATGATTATCGCCCCAGCACTGACCAGAATGAAAACAGAAAATTATCCGCTGCGGTAAGCCATATCGTGCGGGCCGTTGGCAATCGGCAGGGCAAAGGTCGCCTTGACCAGAACACAGAATTCAAACGTGAATACATCCCTCGTGGCGTTGTCATGATGACATCGGAGAAGAAAGCTACGGGTAAGAGTACAATGAGCCGCATCATCACGGTCGATGTTGAGCCTGGAGACATTGATTCTAAAATGCTGGCGCAGTGCCAAAAGCAGCGCCACATCTACGCCTATGCCATGCGTGGCTTTATCGAATATGTAGCCAAAGAATGGGGCCACTTGAGCGAAGTGTTGCCGGTGCAACTGGCAGAGGTTAGAGCGGCCAGTAGCAGCAACGGGCACCACAAACGCCTACCCAACGCCACATCAACGCTGTTTGTTGCTTTCAACTGTGCGCTGGCCTATGCCGTTGACATCGGGGCCATTGACCAAGCCGCAGCCGATCAGCGGATGGCGCATTTCTACGAAGCCTTGAAAGACCTTGCCGAGCTGCAAAATGAAGCCACAGAGAATGAAGACCCTGGCAAGCGCTATCTCACCACGCTGGGCACGCTGATTGCGCAGGGCAAAGCGCACATCGGCGTTAAAGCTGGCAATGAATCGCTGATTCCGTTGGGCAATAGCACTACCGAAAAATTAGGCTGGCATGATGGCGAAAGCGTGTTCTTTCTGCCCGGCGCATACAACGCTGTCTGCAAATACGCCGCTGCTGAGGGCCAAATGTTTCCCAGCGACGAAAACACCTTGCGCAAAGAGTTGGATAGGGCCGGTTACATCACCAAGAAAACCGGCGGGCGCTTGACTACCAAGCAACGCCAACCGGGTGGCAACGTGGTCAATGTAACAGCCGTTGCTTTAGAGCGCTTTACGGAGATTCTGGAAAGTTTGGGAGTCGATTTATGAGCTACAAACCCTTTGTGTTACCACCCGTTACCACTACAAAAGACGTAGCGGTAACACAAAATTCAGGTGTAAATGACCACCCTGTTACCAGTGTTACCACTGTTACACAAAAAAAATATAGATATATATATAGAGATGGTGTTCCTATTGGTAACGCTGAAAATGATATATCAATTAATAGCGATGATCGTGCGCTATATATGTATCTGTTTCGCGAAAGTGGTAACAGTGGTAACAGTGGTAACACGGAGCCAATTTACTCAAGAGAATTGGGCAAAAATGTGTTACCACCGGGTGGTAACAGTGGTAACACTGACCTGACTTGTTATATCGGTTATGTGATTGATGCGGCTGAATGGGCTTGGCTGAAGGAAGAATGCAACAGGCGGCATGGCTCAACGTGGCAATTTAATGCCATGCCGCACGAAGAAGGCTACAAAGTCACAGGGTTGCGGGTGAAGCCATGAAAAACAACCTTATCTTGGGCCTGTACTGCAAGGCCCAGCATAGCGCTTGCATGGCCAGCCTTGAAACTGAGCAGGGCATCGAAACCGGCGTTATCCAGTGGACTGGCTTTGGCATCGCCAGCGCTTTGCATCAAATTCTGCAAGAAGCGCAGCCGCTCAACGCTCGGCGCTTGACCGTGCTTTGTAATCATCAGGGTTTGGTGGGCACGTTTACCAAGCCGATCAAGCTGGCTTTGCCCGATGTGCGCAAAGAGGGGCGGCGCATGATCCCATGTGGCAATGAAAACATGTGGAATGTGGCACGGGCGCTTTGCCACTATCAAAGCTGGCGTATGGCTTATTTAGAAAATTTACCTAAAGCAAAGGAGTTATGGCATGCAACCTTTGGAAGCCTTGAAGATTCAGGCAATTGAAGCCAAAAAGAATCTATATCTACCCAAGCTCATTAAATCTGCCAACATGGAGCTTTGCTGGCAGGGGCGCATCATCCGGGCACATGAGTTGGCGAATGAAGCCTTAGCCGCTGGCGACAAAGATAAGGTACAAAAGCTGAACGAAGCGATCAAGCAACTCCATGCGCAATATGACCAGGCTGGGCTTGACTATGACAAAGCGCTGAAAGCCTACCATGCCGTGGGCGGCGATGCCAAGGATCTGGACATCGGCGAATGCACCTGTGCTTATTGCCAGCGCAGCAAAATGCAGGATGCTTATTTCTTGGCTGAGAGCCGATTACGCAGCGCCGTCTTTGAACTTACTGAACCAGATGAGGGTGGCGTGCCGTTGCCGCTGGCGCTAATGAGCAAAGGCACCGATGAAGCGCAAAAACAAGCATGGTCGCTGTTCGTTTCGCTGTGCAATGCGCAGGCGAACTACAAACGAGCATGTGAGCAATTCAATAAGCTTCCCGCCTGGGGCTACGTACTGAGGGCATGGTGAAATGGCGATTATTCTATCTGAGTCTAAGCCTATCGCTAAAAAGGTTCATCATTGCAACGCATCCGAGTTCATTAGAGAATACATCAACCAAGGGCATTTTACTGTCTCTGATTATCGTCAAATCGTCAAGGCAAAGCGAAATAACTGGCGAATCATGCCAGGAGAACGCTACATAAGACAGGTTATTGTCAGGGATGGCGATTTCTATTGTTTTAAGGCCATCCCTGAAATGGATGCGCTTTGCTGGAAATATGATTTATATGGAGATGATTGATTATGACCCAAGCACAACAAGACGTTTTAAATCTACTTTTGCCACCGCCAGAGAGCATCCCTGCAATCATTGAAATTCTGCGCAACCGGCACCAGGATGGCATCACCGCACGCACATTACGCTGGGCTACACGCATTCAGGAGTTCTACGAACATAACAAATATGCCTATGTCATCAAGAGCATAAGCGATGAGGAACTACAGGAATTGTGGGATAAAGCCGAAACCGCTGATCTTTGGTCATCTATCAGTTAGCTTTTTTTAATGTGTTTTCAGTATATTAGTTATTGACAATATACTAAAATCAGCTATAATTACTATCTATAATATTCGTTCAGAGAGAGGGGCATTATGCAAGATTATGACAGCTACGTAGACGGTAAGCGCATTGAGGTCAAGCCGAGCGGCTTTGATCCAGGCGAATTGAATCAGGTTTTGTTTCCGTTCCAACGTGACATTGTGCGCTGGGCCATCCGCAGAGGCAAAGCAGCATTGTTTGAGGATTGTGGGCTAGGCAAGTCGCTGCAAGAGTGGGAATTTGCGCAGCAGGTCACGCTCCACACTGGCCAGCCGGTTCTGATCCTTGCGCCTTTGTCGGTCAATAAGCAGATGGTCAAAGAAGCGCCCAAGTTTGGTTACAGTATCACGAACGTTCGTTCGCAGGCGGATATTACGCCTGGTATCAACGTGACGAATTATGAGATGCTCCATAAGTTTGATCCGCTTGTTTTTGCTGGCATTGTCTGCGATGAATCAAGCATCCTCAAGGGCGGCGCATTAGGCAAAATGAGCAATGATCTGGTTGCCTTTGCCAAAGAGATCCCCTACAGACTGGCCGCCACTGCCACGCCAGCGCCAAATGATTTAGATGAGCTTATCTTCCATGCTGAATTTTTGGGAATTATGCGTGAGGCTGAAATCAAAGCGCTGTTTTTTACTCAAGACGGCAATAGTAGCAATAAGTTTCGCTTGAAGCGCAACGCTGTTGAAAAGTTCTATTCTTGGATGGCAAGCTGGGCCGTGGCCATGCGCCGGCCATCTGACCTGGGCTACGCTGACACGGGCTTTGAATTGCCGCCACTCAACATTGAACAAATCACGGTAGACATTGCCGATCCGTTTTCGGCTGGTACGCTATTCGGCATGGAAGCCACCGGCATTGCTGAGCAAAGAGCAGCACGCAAAGCTACCATTGTGGACCGGGTAAAACTGGTTGCTGATATGGTCAATGGCAGCGCTGAGCAATGGCTTGTTTGGTGCGATCTCAATGATGAAAGCGCTGCGCTCAGCAAGGCCATTCCTGACGCCGTGGAAGTTAAGGGCAGCGATAAGCCAGAGCACAAAGAGGATGCTATGTTGGGTTTTACCTCTGGCAAATACCGAGTACTGGTTACAAAAAGTTCTATAGCTGGCTTCGGCATGAACTGGCAGCAATCACACAATATGGTGTTTTGCGGTTTAGGTAACAGCTACGAGCAGTACTATCAAGGTATTCGGCGGCAATGGCGCTTTGGCCAAACGCAGCAAGTCAATGTCTATGTAGTGGTCAGCACAGCCGATGGCGCAGTAGTGGCCAACATCCGGCGCAAAGAACAACAAGCATCAGAAATGTTTGACAACCTGGTCAAGCACATGGCGATTCACACCGATTTAGGCGTTGCTACCCGCCACGAGATGGACTACAACCCGCAGCAAAAAGTAAAGATTCCGACATGGCTCAAGAAGCCCGTAAAGACAAAAACAGAGCCGGGCATGTGGTGGATTGATTTGAATAGCATCCCCTATCAATGGGACGAAGCGCCAACGTTTCATTGTGGCCAACCGATTGGCGATCAACCCGTTGCTGTTCCAGCATGGGTAAAGCGATTTGTTAAACCTGATATTTATTTGACAGTGGAGGATTAAGCAATGTCTAAAGTCATCAATCAGAAAATTACTGATTATTACGCTTTGTATCACGGCGATTGTGTGCACGCATTCGCTGGTCTACCTGATAATTCGCTGCATCTTGGCGTTACCAGCGTTCCTTTTCCGGGCATGTGGGTATATACGAATTCTGCTTTTGACATGGGCAATGTAACCAGCATTGCCCAAATGGTTGAGCAATGCCGCTTCTTGGCCCGTGAAGTGTTGCGCTGCCTCATTCCTGGGCGCAGCTTCTTTATCCACTTAACCCAAGGTGTAGCCCAGAAACAGCGTGATGGCTACATGGGTTTAAAAGACTTTGCAGGTGAGATGATCGCCATGATGCAGGATGAAGGCTTCAATTATTATGGCGAGTTCACCATTGATAAAGATCCTCAGTTGAAGGCCATGCGCACGAAAGATCATGGCCTAATGTTTAAAAGTCTGGTTACGGACAGCGCCCGGATGCATTGCGCCCTGGCTGACAAGGTTTTGCAATTCCAAAAGCCTGGTGACAATCCTTTGCCGATTAGAGCTGGGAAGAGCAAAAAGTACGCCGATTCTAACGGCTGGGTATCATCCGATGAATGGATTCTTTGGGCTAGACCAGTTTGGTATGCATCCGATTACCTGCCCGGCACATGGCGAGAGGGCTACACCGGCGATCCTTGTCTTGGCGGCATCCGTGAGACAGATGTGTTGAACGTGCGCCAAGCAAGAGATACCAACGATGAGCGCCATTTGTGCCCGTTGCAACTGGGCGTGATTGAGCGCATTGTCAAGGTGTGGTCAGCGCCCGATGAAGTTGTTTTTGATCCTTTTAATGGCATCGGCAGCACAGGCTATGTAGCGCTTAAAAACAACCGGCGCTATGTGGGGTCTGAGCTAAAGCAATCCTACTATGAGAGCGCCATTCGTAATCTTGATAGCGCCATTGCTGAGCGGGGCGCAATGAGTTTATTTGATTTAATTGAGCAAGATGCGGTGGCAGCATGAGCAAGAATCTGCAAATTGCCATTGATAAGACGCTGGATGCGCTCAAGCCGTCTGTGCTGCAACGTCATGAGGGCGGCAAAGTCATAGAACAATACACCGTGATCCCCGCCTACATCGGGCCACTCCAACGTAAGACTATCGAACTGCTGGTCGAGGCTGCCATCAAGTACAGCGATAGTCTGAAGCCTGTCAATGTGAAGCCAACGCCAGCAGATGTGCTGCAAGCCTATGCGGAGACCGTGCCATGAGCATTGATGCCTTTATTGAGCGCAAGAAAAAAGCACAGCAGGCAGCACGCTTGGCAGCGTATGGCAGCATCAACGCCCACACGCCAGCGGATTACTCGCTAAAAGAGTCGTTAGCGGCAATGGGCAGGGAAACAGCAAAGCTGCCTAAGAAAAACAAAAAGAGCAATGAAGTGGAGGCGGTGATTGATGATGGGACTACAGGGCCGATTTTCGAGAGCGAGGTAGATGATGACCAAACTTAGCCTAACTGACCTCAAATTGTCGCCTGATGTGGTAGCGCTGAATCCTGACCTGCTCAAGCCTACCAAGGAACCCAAAACCGAAGCACGCAAAGACATTGACAGGGAAATCAAAGAAGCCTTTGCCCGAAAGTTCGAAACCATTTGGAAGCAACTTGGAGGCCCAGCGCTTAGCAAGGAAGCCAAGGTTTGCATGGACAGGGGATGGCGTAATGATTACCTGTACGAGCCGAAGCGCATCATCATTGAGCTTGATGGCGGCGTGTGGAACGGTGGACGCCACGTAAGGCCGCAGGGCTTCATTGATGATTGCGTCAAGCTCAATGAGGCCACCATGCTGGGCTATAAGGTCTTGCGCATCCCAACTGGCTTTGCGACTGAGCATTATCTAAGCAAGATCATCAATTATCTACAAAACGCATAGGAAAGCCGCTGGTGTGGTCTTTTTGCCAAAAACGTCTTACCCTACATGGTTGATACAAAACGAGCTAAAAACGGGGAATTCTGGCAGAAAGTGACCATGCCAGCGCTATAGATTGTAATTCGCAAGAAGGCAAGTAACCAGGATTTTGAAATATGCTACAAAAAACCGTAGGTTGTTGGCGTTATGGCTACTGGCAGAAATTGACCTTGCTCTACGAGCCATTGCCGAAAGGCGGCATTCCACCAGAAGAACATCCGGCAGTCATTGAAGATCAATGGCTTGCCCAACCAAGTACATTTTTAATCAATTACCAGAAAAGGAAAGGATGGAAGCAAGGTTGTACCAGAGACGTGATAGCTAATTATCTAGGGATGAATGGGCCGCAAATCATCAGCGTCATTGCAGAAGACATCGGCGGTGATGCAAAGCAAGTGACAAGCATTCTGCGGCGCTACCCTGCTTTGTTTAAGGTTGTTGATCATGTGTTGATTCGTCATGTCGGGGTGCGTGGCGCCAGCAAAACAGCAATTTGGGGATTAACGAAGGAGGACAATTGAAAGTACATTCCTACATCGGGCAAGAGCCAGTCTATATCAAAGCCTTTAAATGTCATATTTACCCAACGTCGCATTTTGTGCAACCAGTGATTGAACCTAAAGCGACCGAAGAATTAGATTTGAGCGAATATGGCATGACTGAGTATCGGATTCACATGCATTTAAAGGCGCATGGGCCATGCACAGCCAAGCAAATCAGCGAAGCTTTTGGCTATACCCAGCGCTACATCAGGCGCATTGTCAAGTGCAATCCAAATGTGTTTTGTGTTGCTAATCCTGGCAAGCCAGTGACGTTTGCAACGATTGAGCAGCCAGTGATCACCAAAAAAAGCGTGTGTTTTAAAATCTACGAACATTTGCAGCAGCATGGCTGGGCCACAATTCCTGGCCTGAGTCGTGCGCTGTTGATTGAAAAACGCACAGTCAGCGAATCAATCCGGCATCATGGTGAGTTGTTTATTCGTTCCGGTAAGTTTGAGCGTGAAAATGTGTGGAGGCTTAAATGATCGAAGTTGAAATTATTTTAGACAGCGTGAACATGGCGACCAACGACCGGATCACTACGATAAAATGTACATTATGCAATCGGATTTTGTCTGTTTCTGAATTCGGAAAACATGGTGGCACAAAGGATGGTTATCGACATCAATGCAAGAAATGTAGAAGAAAAGAAAATCGAGAATGGAGACAAAAATCAGGCGCAAAGCCTAGATTAGAGCAAAGCGACGAATGGATAGCACAAGGCAAAAGAAAATGCACCCATTGTCTCGAAATAAAGGATTTATCGTGTTTTCAGCATGGGCATGGATGGTGCGTCGATTGCAGGAGATCGCTGAATGAAGAATGGCGACGCTCCAAAGGTGAGCAGAAGAAGCGGATTAGAAATCCTCAGTTTTTATCGCAGGGACTAAGAGAATGCTTTAAGTGTGACAGGGTTTTGTCATTAGCTGACTTCTATCAGGCACAATCGCATCCAGATGGCTATTCTGCTAACTGTAAGGATTGCACGAAGAAACATTCTGCGAAGCCGGAAATCAGGAAGAAAAACACCGAGAAGGTCAGACGATTACGAAAAGAAAATCCGAGATACGCTGAAATACACAGAAAACAACAAAGCAAAAGAAGGGCATGGAAAAATAATCTTGATTCTGGCCTAGTCACACAGGAGTTTTTGGACAAGCTGTACACTACCGAAACATGCGCTTATTGTAAGGAGTTTGTTGAACCGAAAAACAGAACAATGGATCATGTGATTCCACTAAAAAGAGGGGGCTTGCATCATCCAGATAATTTAATCATGGCTTGTGGTAGTTGTAATTTCCGAAAAAGCTCATCAACCGCTGATGAGTTTATGGAGAAACTGAGGAAAACAAAATGACAGAAGTTGAAATTGTGCTAGACAGTATTAATGTTGCTACCGGAGATAGAATCACAACTGTTAGAACCTGCTTTTGGCGCGGGATCCTTGCCGAGCTGGTCACGCACCGCTTGTTGCACGTTGACCAGGATGCTGACTTGGCCATGCTCTATGAAGCCCATGATGAGGATATACCGCATTCACTCAGTAAAAATGCGGCGAGTAGCCGTGCCGTGCCTGTGCCCAGAATGCTTGAGCGTGTGCAGAATTATCCATATATTCCCATTTTTCGAGGGACACGCAAAGGCATGACATCAGGCGATCCTGTAGATGATGTTACGCAAGCTAAGGCACTAGATATATGGGCCAACATGATGCAGGCTTGCATGCTAGGCGTTGAGATGCTGGCGGCGCTGGGCATTGAAAAAGGCATTGCCAATCGGCCACTTGAATGGTTCAGTCACATTGAGGTATTGCTGACTGCTACCGAATGGAATAATTTTTTTCTACTGCGTGACCATCCATCGGCAATGGTCGAAATCAGAGAACTGGCGCAAGGCATCCGCAAAGCAATGGCCGCAAGTCAGCCGCAAACGCTCTACCCTGGCGAGTGGCATCTGCCCTATATGGTTGGGCGGACAGATGAGCAATTTGGGCCGCACAGCGCCGCTCGTTGTGCCCGTGTTAGCTATCGGTCACTTGTAACCGGCAAGCCATCAACCTACGGCGAAGATATGCTGCTATTTGATAAGCTTGCCGGTGATAATCCCAAACATTTTAGCCCATTAGAGCATCCGGCAATGGCAATGCTGAATCATGAGCGCAGCGGGAATCTCATGGGCTGGCGCTCACTGCGCAAACATCTATTTAGTGAAGTTGAGAGCGGAGGGGATCTAAAATGAGTCTGAAACCTGACTGGAAAATTCGCAATCTGGCATTAAACCTAGGCATGATTGAGCCATTTGTTGATAAGCAAATCAAGGAAGTTGAACCGGAAAGGATAACGCACTATCGTATTGAAGATGCAATGTTCGCACCAAAAACGAAGCGTGTCATCAGCTACGGCCTATCATCCTATGGCTACGATATGCGGGTAGCAGATGAATTTCGCATTTTCTCGCCAGCAACCGGCCAGCTCACCGTCATTGATCCTAAAAATGTCGATGAGTCTGCAATGGTCAGCTACAAAGGCGATGTGTGCATTATTCCACCCAACAGTTTTGCCCTGGCCCGCAGCGTAGAATATTTCAGGATGCCCCGCAACATGGCTGGCGTTGTGCTTGGCAAATCGACTTACGCCAGAGTTGGCATCATCTGTAATTTTACGCCACTTGAGCCAGACTGGTGCGGGCATGTGACCATTGAAATTAGCAATACAACGCCCATACCCTGCAAGATTTATGCCAACGAAGGCATTGCCCAAGTGCTCTTTATCGAGGGCGATGGTGAGCCAGAAGTTAGCTATGCTGATAGAGCCGGTAAGTACCAGGGGCAGACAGGGATTACGTTGGCAAAGGTGTAGCCATGCGAAACAGAATAGATTTGATAGGCAAAACTTATGGCGCTTTCGTAGTTGCTGCCTATCTCGGCGAAAGATTCTATTTATTGCGCTGCAAAATTTGCGGCCATGAAATTAAGCGCCGTAGCAATCAAATCAGATGCAATGAGGTGCGCAAGACTTGCCCAGCATGCAATGGCATCCTAACCAACATGGAAAATCAGGTTGCAGAGTTGACGGCGCAAGGCTTGCAAAACAAGGAGATAGCCAAGCGCTTGGTGCTCAGTACTCGTACAGTGCAAAGTCATCTAACTAATATTTATGCAAAGCTCGGCCTTGATGGTTGAGTGCAATTAGTGCTATACATGAGGAAACATGCTTGACGATACCAGTTTATCGATTGTAGGCAAAGAGCCGAAGTTGCCTGATATGGTGCAACAGGCAACAACACCGCAACCTCAGCCAACCGGCGATGGTGAAATTGTTTTGCCGTTTGCACTAGAACGATTGATAGACGACACCAGAAATAATACAGATGAAATTCGTTTGGCCTTGATTAAACGGGCGATTGCTGGTAGGTCGAAATATGGCACATATCTACGCACGCACAATGGGCGCAATGCTGGCGTTGATTACCTGCAAGAGCAACTGGATGCCATCATGTATGCTACCCAGCTACACATGGAAAATTCATCACCCGTTACTGCCCGGATGATTGATTTGGCCGTACAAGCGGCAAAGTTAGCGATGGACGAAATCAAGCGCTTGCAGGGCCATGCTTAATTTAACAGCGCTGCCAGCGTGGTTGTTGTGTAGTGCGCCGGTAGCGCTGTTTTTATTTGTTGTGCTTTTGCTTTTGCCGTATTTGAAGAAATGGGGAGGGTAATAACTAAAATCCTAAAAACCATTGACAATAAATCTTTGAGTATTATATAATCAAGAAAAGGGGCGATTAGGTAAGTGTTACCCCACTTACCTAATCTAAAAATTTGTCATTCCTGAAGCTAACCTCATGATGACAGATTAACCCTTCAAAGTCAAATTTGTTTTTTTTAGACACAAGGATAGTTTATGTCATCCAATATTCTGCAACCCATCAAAGACGGCTACGGGAAATTCAAGTTTTTTGATTCTAATCGAGATTTGGCCAGCAATACTTTAGATGCCATCTATGATGATATTGATTCCACCTATTTGCTGGACTTATACCCAATTGTCACTGATCCAGAGTGGATGATTCATGATGGTCAGCACAGATTTACAATCGCCAAAGAATTGCGATTGCCATTCTATGCTATCCAGAGTGAGCATATCTCCGTGACTGATATTGCGCTGGCTAATAACAATACAATCCCTTATAGTGTGGATGATGTTCGCTATTCCTATGCTAAGCTTGGCCTAAAGGCTTACGCATATCTCAATTCTTTTTTGAGCAAAAATCCCTTTATGCCAACTGCTTTTTCGATTAAGCTGCTTAATCAAGATTGTGGCAGACAGAACTTTCTCGATGGATTCTTCTCTGTTAAGACTCCAGAGTATGCTCAAGTGGTTGCCGATTTTATTAAGGATTATGTGGAACAAAAGAAATTCGCCGCTTATAAGCCATACACCACGGCTATCGCCAACTTGGCATTAAACCCCATCTACGATCACTCAAAGATGAAAGAACGTCTTAAAAGTGCACCTACAATGTTGTTAAAATGTAATACAGAGCAGGAGGTTTTTTCTATTATTAGTGATTTGTATAATTATCGTGCCTGGGCGCATAATCGCGCTGAGCTAGTTAAACTTGAGAAGAACCAGCAGTTGAATCGTTACGATAAAAACACGACCGAAATCAACGATTTATTTTGCCCTCCCTCACGTGGTATTGTTTTTCGTCCCGTCGAAGTAAAAGTTTCTTCGGAATATCATCAATTTACGGAGCACCCTGCCCGGCGTCCAGTGCCAGACAAATTAAAACGCAGGATGATCGAGGAAATTAAGAGAAAGAACCTTTTGCATTGTTATCCAATTATTTGCGATGCGTCATTCAGGATAATCGATGGACACCGGCGATTTTTTGCGGCTGTTGAACTTGGTCTGCCAATTCATTACATTCAATCGGCAAGCGTTTCTCTACCCATGACTATCCGGGCAAGCAATCGCTCTAAAGCATGGGCGTTCAGTGATTACCTGAAAAGTTACTGCGTTTTAGGTAAAGAAAACTATCTGAAAATCGCTGATTTTTGTAAACGTAATCCAGACATTCCATTGTCCGTTGCTTTTATTCTTGCCGCCAACGTTGGTTATGCCCAAAAAGTTGTTCTCGAATTTAAGACAGGAGATTTACAAATTCCCGCCTTGGATATTCTGGAGAAAGTCGGCAACGTGATTAAACACCCAATTGATCGGGATGTTAAGAAAAGTAAAATCTTTCAGTGCGCTCTATTTGAAAAGATCAGGGACGATTCTGAGTTTTACCCAGACAAGTTTATCGAAAAGTCGATGGCCTACCCTGATATTATGAAGGGCTTTGTTGATAGGCTCAGTTGTTTGGAGAGGATTGATAAAGTCTATCATCATTATTCTCGGAACTGACCGAAGGATTCTTGCCGTTTCTACGACTAACTATCTAGGAGATTAAATTAGCGCTTGACGAATATCTAAAAATGTTGTAAAGTAGTAGCGGCAAGACACGCTGCTTACATTGAGTTTCTAAGCGCATCCTCTCCATTGAGTGATGCGCTTTTTTGCATAAGGTGCATTATGGCGATCTGGCTAGTATTGATCGTGTTAAGCACACTTCTCTGTGTGGCGGCGTGTATCGCTGCTGGCCGGGCTGATGATCGTGGGTAAGGTCTGTGGCAGATGTTGAAACAAGTGGCGGCGGTGCAATCCAAGGTGATGCCAACGCTGGGCATGATTTTATAGGGCGTGACAGGCAGCAGATCACATTCAACAACAACAATGAAGACAATGCTGAGCTATGGAGGACGATCACCAACTTGGAAACCCGGATAACTCTCCTCGAGCACGACGCCCGTAACAATTCTCGCCAGTACTGGATCGCCATTGCCTTATTTGTCGTGGTCATTGTTAGCATTTGGTATTTGTCGATGAAAATTGACAACTTCACGAGGGCAGCGCAAAATCTGAGTAGAGTTACGGCTGAGCAAAGGAAACCATGATTAAAAAAGCATTGGCATGGCTCAAAGATTTGTTAGATCAGCTTTTCTATGGCATAGGCGGTGATTGATGGGCGTGATGATTCTGCGGCCAGGTCAACGGCTTATTGCGCCACATGTACGCATTGTTCAGCCAAGCATGGCAGCGGCGGCGGCCTCAGGTTGGTGGCTGAGCGGTGGCATCAGCGCGGCGAATTGTGCGGCGGCTTACGCTGCCAAAGGCGCAGCGAGTCTAGCGGCTAGCTACATCAATCTAAACAATCCAGGCACAAACAACGCCGCGCCCGGTGTTGCGCCAACGTTCGCAGGCGCAACGGGGTGGACGTTTAATGGAAGCACACAATACCTGACCACTGGGATTAATCCAGGCAACAACTACAGCGCTATTATTCGTTTTTCGTCGTTTTCGACACCGGGATCGGCCAACGCGGTCGCGCTAGGCTCTGCTATTTCGGCATCGCCAAACACCGGGTTGACACTTGGGAAAACTGTATCGACTGGCACGTTACGTTTTCGCAATGGGGATACAGCGTATGTGGACGCATCGACCGCAACAAGCGGCGTTATGGCTGCCGCCGGAGCCAATGCATATCTAAATGGCTCGCTGGTTAATTCAGGACTAGGTGGCAGCGGTAGCAATGCGTTTCCAATTTACATTGCGGCAAACAGCAACAGCGGTTCGGTGAGCAATTTTTCTACCATCGTGATTGTGGCGCTTGCCATCTACAACACAACGCTATCCGGTTCACAGGTAGCAGCCTTGACAACGGCTATCAATGCCTTATAGGGGGTAATCTATGGCATTCCCATCGAATGAAGTTAATTTATTGCGAGATCAGTTTACGGAGCTTTCCGAGGATTTTACACGGCTGGCGCTGGCTTTGCAGCGCTACAATGATTTTGGCGTTGAGTTCTATAACAGCTATTTGGTTGATGCGGACGGCAACCCAACCACCGATATTACAGCGGCGGATTTCCATACAGCTTGTCAGGTGCTTGGCGCGTTGGCGGCATCGCTGACACAAGAGCAGCGCTTGGCAATTGCAAAAATGAGACGGTGATCTAAATGGCAACCTATTGGCCGCCAAAAAAGAATACAGCTTTTATCATGTACGTTTGTCTTGAGTCCGTGGCGACCGCTGGCACGTTTCAAAGTTCGCCCACGCTGGCCGCTGGCGATTTTAAGGTATCCATTGATGGCGGCACACTTGCTAACCTTGCTACTCTGCCCACAGTGACGCCTGCTGCCGGTAAGATGGTAAAAATTAGCCTATCATCTTCCGAAATGAATGGCGACAATATCACTGTCGTTTGTTCAGATGCAGCCGGTAACGAGTGGAAGGATTTGGGCATCAACATAGCAACCGTTGCCAACCAGATTGATGATTTAGCTGTGGGCGGCGCTGGCGTCAATGTCGGGTCCATCGGGAGCAGCACAACAGCAGCGGCTCAGCTTGCCCTATCGGCAGCGACCATCGTGAACGGTGCGGCCACTGTGACCACGCTCAGCACAACACAAATGAGCACGAACCTGACCAACGCCACCAACGACCAATATAAGGGGCGTGTGCTTATCTGGACGAGTGGTTCATTGCAAAATCAGGCGGCGTTGATCACGGCGTACAATGGCACATCGAAAACATTGACGTTCACAGCAACAACCGGTGCTCCAAGCAATGGCGATACGTTCATAATCGTGTAACATGGCCCAAATTACCCGTCTCTCTGTTATCGCTGTACCGGGGCGCTTATTTGTTTTTGAGGTCAATGCCACCGGCACGGCAAGCATAACGCTTGATGCATTGACTGACAGTGCAACCGGCAACGTTGGCGGGTCTACACCGATCAATGGGACCGCAGCGTTTACGCTTGGGGCGCTCACGCTTGGGGCAACTGGTACAACGATTGCCGTTACCGGCACAGCCAACATTACGCTGGGGGCGCTCACGCTTGGGGCAACTGGCACAGCGCTCTCCATTACCGGCACAGCCAACATTACGCTGGGCGCTCTCACGTTGACCAGTGGGCAATCAACGCTCACTGCTGACTGGTGCATAAGCGATGAAGTTTTGTACGAATGGGCCATTGCCTTTGAGGTAAAAAACAGATGGGCCATTGCCCTTGAGGTGAGAAACTGTGATTAATAAATTTTGCAATGTGGGCGATCAGGTGCGCTGTACGGGCACGCTGGCTCAAACGAATGGCAATGCCATTGATGCCACTACAGTAAAGGCATGGTACAAAACGCCAGCCGGCACAGTGACAACTTTGACCTATCCCACAGATGGCGCGCTGGTCAAGGATGGCATCGGCGCTTATCATTTTGATTTGGATCTGGACAGTGCCGGGCGCTATTATTATGGCTTTTTCAGTTTGGGCACTGGCAAGGCCGCAAGCGCCGATGGTGAGATTTTGGTAGCGGAAAGTAAGCGCAGTTAGGAAGGCGACAGCGTGACTGAGATCAAGCTTTGGCTGGGGAATCATCCAAACGTAGTAATTGCCCTGATAGCAGGGTTAACCATTGCGCTGGTGGCGGCGATGTACTTTAAATATGATTTAAGCTGGATACCGGCTATTTTTCGTGGGTTGCTTGGGTTACGTTGATAAATGCTTGAACTTTTAGCTGGTGAGCGCAAAGACAATGAAAGTGATCGGGCAGTACAGGCATGCAATGATTATTTGCGGCTTGGTGCTGGACGGTCATTGCGCAAACTAGTTCAAAAATACAACAAAGTAAAACAAAACACAACGCCTACAGATAGTTTAAGCACACTTGGTATTTGGTCGGCAGATTACGAATGGAAACAACGCTCATCAGCCTATGATGCCGAACTAGAAGCTTTGCGCAATGAGAGGCGGCGTAAGGAATTTGAGGCCGGTTTAGCGCTTGACTATGAACGTGTCAATAAATTAAAAAGCCTTGCCAATCGGCTAGAAGATGAGTTGAAGCAATATCTTTGGCTAGACGATGTTAAGTCTGTTGGTAGCGGCGAATTTGCCGAGCGCATTGATTTGATTCGTTTCAATAGCGCTTTGGTTGAACAGTATCGAGCCACATTAGACGACATTGCCAAGGAAACCGGTGGGCGCAAAATCAGAACTGAAAATTTGAATCTTGACTTGTCCAAACTGAGTGACGATCAACTAGCGAGAGTAATAGCCGGTGAAGACCCTGTGCAGGTGGTATTAAGTGGCTACACTACTACAACTTAGGGCGCAAGCTGAATTAGAGCGCCGCAAACGTGGCACAACTGATAAGAATCCCCTTGCCGATTATCGCTTTGAACCGTTGCGCTACATCATCGAAAAACTTGGTTGGCATCCGTGGGCAGGTGATGCTGAACACCCTGGCCAAGTCGAGGTTTTGCAAGCCTATGAGCTTGCTTTACGTCAACTGCACGAGCGCTACGAATATGAACAAGGCAATGTGAGCATTGACCGGTTGCAATACTGGAAACCTGGTCAGATCATTAAAAATCGTATACGGGTTGAAGCAGGGCATACGGTCGGCAAAACTAAATTGTCATCCGGCATATTCTCACACTTCTTTGACACCTGTGATCCGGCTATCATTTACAGCTTTGCGCCAACGTCTGAGCAGATCAACGATTTGCTGTGGAAAGAGATTAGAACAGACCGGCGGACGCATGGCTTGCCGGGGCGAGTGATGGAAATTCCAGAACTCAAATTAAAGCCTAACCATTTTGCTAAAGGCCGCGCTACCAGTGATAGCGGCGGCAAAGGTACAGAGCGGGTGCAAGGGCAGCACGGCAAATATTTAATGTTTGTCATTGATGAGGCAGAAGGTGTAGCTGATTTTGTTTATGATGCGGTTGAATCAATGGCAAGCGGCGGTATCGCTATTGTGCTGATGTTGGCAAACCCACGCACCCGCACAAGCAAATTTTATAAGCAACGGGTACGCAGCGATACGGTAAACTTTCGCATTTCGTGTCTCTACCACCCTAACGTTTTGGCCGACAGAGAGATTGTGCCGGGGGCTGTGCGACGTGATTACGTCAATAAGATGATAGAAGAACACTGCGAGATTGTAGACGAACGTGATCCGGATAGCCACACTTTTGCCTTACCTTGGCAACATGGGGTTATCTATCAGCCTGATGCAGAATTTTTGTTTCGTGTCCTCGGTGTTGCACCGGCGAATCTATCCGATAAAACCTTTTTTCCCGTTGGGCGCTACGAGTCGGCAAAGTTACGTAAGCCCACAGAAACAACCGGCCAAACAATTTGCATGGGGGTTGACGTGGCCCGTTACGGCAACGACATGGGTACACTTTACGTTAGACTTGGCGATCTATGCTGGCGTGCCAAGCAAATGAGCAAACAAGACACAACGGTTTATAAAGAGGCAATCAAGGCGGAAGCGTTGCGCCTAAAGCGTTTGAATCCTACTGTCAAGGGCTTGCATGTGCGCATTGATGGCGGCGGCGGTTTTGGTGGTGGCGTGGTAGATCAGTTGCGCATTGATATGGAACTACGTGAGACCTTCGCTGATTTGCGCATTGTCGAAGTGCAATTTAATGCAGTCTCGACCAAGCCTAAACATTACGACAACTTGATCACAGAGATGTACGCTGAGTCAGCCGAAAGCATCAAAGGCTTGGCATTGCAAAAAACACCGGATGAATTAGAAGAAGATTTATGCGAGCGCACTTTTGAATGGGTAAATCGCAAAGGCGTTTCTGTGCGCAGGTTAACAGACAAGGAAATTTTCAGAGATAAATTTGGACGTTCTCCTGATGATGGCGATGGTTTTTGCTTATGCGTTGCGCCAGATTATTTGTTCATAATGCCTTATGCGCCACTCGTGCAAGGCAAAGCAAAAGGATGGTAATGTGAGCGTTTTCGATAGATTTCTCGGTTTTTTCAATCTGCAAACCAGGGCGCAACGTCGCCAAGCGCCAAGCATGCCGGTGTTACCTGGTGGGCGTGCCAGTATTGATGTTACTGGGCAATTCTCAACAAGTACTTGGTTTATTCAAGCGCCAAACAACTACGAGACGAATTACCAGCTTCTAACGCTGGACAGTAAAGCGCTTGAGAAATATAACCCATTGCGATTGATGGAAATCTTGGCTGATTTATCGCCAGAGGTATCACGGGCGCTATGGGACTTCTTGCGGCTCTGCAATCCGGGTTGGGAAGCAACGGCCATGATTGGCGAAACGCAGGATGCCAGGGCGCAAACGGCGCTAGATGCGTTTCTTGATACGCTAGAGGAGCGTTACGGCACATTTGATGTGGTCATTGGGCGCATCTACACCGGTGCTTTTCTGCGGGGCGGCTTTTGTGCTGAACTGGTGCTAGATGAGAATGGCCGAATGCCGCTTGACATTGCCACGCCTGATCCGTCAAGTATCCGCTTTCAACGCAAAAACGATCCGATACTTGGGCCCGTGTGGAAGGCTGGGCAGTGGCAAAGTACCGGCTTTGTTTCGCTAGATCGCACAACGTTCAGCTATATTCCCGTTGATCCGATGCCTGGCAGCCCATACGGTAGACCACCAGCGGCACCGGCGCTATTCAACTGTTTGTTTCTGCTTGGCATGTTGCACGACTTGAAGCGAGTCATTCAGCAGCAAGGCTATCCACGGCTTGACCTGAGCTTTGACACTGAACAATTGATTCAGCAGATGCCCCAATTGGCGGCTGATGCATCCGCTTTTGAGGAGTTCGTCAAAGCGCAAATTGCCAACATCTCAGCAGTATACAGCGACCTTGCCCCCGATGATGCGTATATTCATACCAGTAATATCACTGTGAACAAACCTGTTGGCGCTGCGGATTCGGGGAGCCTTGCAGGTATTGATGCTGTAATAACAATGCTTGAGCGCATGGCAGTGCGGGCGCTCAAAACTATGCCGCTGATGCTTGGTATCACTGAGTCAACTGGAGATATTCAGAGTAACCGCCAGTACGAGATATTTAGCGCAGGCATTGAATCGATCCAACATTATGCCGAAACCATGCTAGAACGCATGTTTACACTGGCACTTGAGGCGCAAGGCATTCAAGCAAAAGTGGAGTTTTGCTTTGCTAAGCTTCGGGCCAGCGAAAAGCTTCGAGACGCGCAAAGCGAACAATTGCAGATTGCCAACGAAATCAGTAAGGTCAATGCCGGATGGATCACTGATGATGAGGCCAGCGAAACAATCACCGGTCATCCGGCGCAAGGCACCAAAACAGCGCCACCCCAACCGCAACAACAAGCGCCCGGCATCGGTAACACAGATGGCGGTGAGGCTGTGCCAAGCGCAATGCAGAACAATGCTAACTGGTGGACAGAGATCCGCATTGCTCGTGATGAGGTGGCAAAGGTGAGGGAATCGTTAAATGGCTATCACTAACGATTTATCGCTAAGTCTCTACCGGCTTGAGCATGCCTACAATAGCCTTTTGTCGGTACGGGCCAGCATGGATGAACTGACACCGGCAGAGTTACAACTTGAAACGCAATGGCAGCAGGCGCTTGAACCAGTGCTGAGGGACTTGTACTGGTACCCGCTGCGTAACGGCTTGGCTGGGTTGCCCATCGATACAACCGAGCTAAAGCGCTACTTGCGTGATGCCCTGACCAGTGCAGCGGCGATTGCGGCATTGCTGGCATTACTCAAGCGCTATCTTATTCGGGCCGTGAATATCGGCGGCAACATGGCGCTCGAATTGCTGGGCATTGACAGCACGTTCCACCTTGCCAACCCTGGCTATGTCAACCAGGTCAATGATCACGCCAACACACTGACGCAACCAGACACCGATCTAAGCCTAATTGACACAACGGTGAATCATCTGGTAACGGGCATACCGCAAGCGCTGGCCAGTGACACGGCGCTAATGACCATCGGCGGGTTGATTACCGGCTGGGCAGCGGTGCGCAGCGTGCGCATTGCGATTACTGAGCAAACCCGCATGATAGCGCAGAGCTTGACGTGGACTTATGGCGAAAATGGTGTTGCGCAACAGGTTTTTACCACGAGGGCCGATGATAAGGTGTGCGCAATTTGTGAGCCATTGCATGGGCGCATCGTGCCGGTTAACAATGTGCCAGAGGAGTTGCGCATCCCGAAGCATGTTTTATGCCGTTGCATGTACCGGCCATATTTGACTGGTTGGCAGCGGCCTTTGCAGATTTGGCGAGGTGGATAATGCCGGAAAAAATTTTAAAGCCAATTTGCCCTAAATGCGCATCGACTGAGCATCGGCAAGCCAAGCTGGATTGGCTAAATATTGAGGTCGATGTGTGCCTAAATTGTTTTCATATTTGGCCGCTGCCAGTCAAGGATGAACGCCAAGCGCATACCAAGGATAGGCGTCAAGCAAAACCGCTTTAGCTTTTTATGAAGGATTTTGTGGAACTTATGAATAAATTGTCTCCAAGAGAGCGCCAAATTTGCGATGCTCTAAAGAACAATCCGAATCTCACATTGCGGGGCATAGGTAACACGTTAGGCGTTAGCCATCATACTGTAAACAACCATCTACGCAAGGTTTACGAGAAAACCGGCGTCAACAACAAAACCGCTTTGGTAGCGAATCTTTGCAAAAGCGATGGCAAATGATGACTTATTAGTGTCATGACTTGAGTAAGTCTCTATTATTCTAGGGCGTTTCTGCTATGTTTGCAGAAACGCTTTTTTATTTGAGGGAATCACATGAGCGATCTAATCTATCCCTATCATGCCAAAGTTATTGCCGTGCGTGACATGGCGACCATGCTGGACATGCTGAAAGGCAAGATGCCCGATCCATCCATGATGGACAATGCAACGCCTTTTTTCTGGTCAGCCGAGATCAGCAATGGCAATGTTGACTCTTACTTTACGCACATGTTGCCTAGCACGCTGACCAACTTTGCCAACGATGCGACCGCTGGCGTGAGCTTTCAGAATTCGCACCGGCATAATGAGTTACCCTTTGGCCGCTCATTGCGGGGCGTCTATGAGCAGGATAATGTAATCGCTGATTTTTACACAATCCCTGGCCTTAACCTCAATGGCGTTTCCACGGATGACTTTATTACTGGCGTTAAGACCGGCATCATCTCTGATGTGAGCGTTGGTTTCTATGGCGGTCAAATGTGGTGCGATGTCTGCAAGATGGATTATCGCTCCTGGGATTGTCCCCATGTGGCCGGCATGCGCTACGAGATCCAAGGTGGAGGACAGGTTACGGCAACGGTAGGCGTAGACAATGCGCGTCTGGCAGAGGTGAGCGCCGTTTTTGATGGGTCAACGCCGGATGCCACCATCCTCAAGGCCGAGCGCATGATTGCGGCAGGTGAACTGAAACCAGAGGCGGTGCGGATGCTCGAAGCACGCTACCGTATGAATTTTGCTAATAAGCGCAGTTTCCCAAGTGTTGACTTGGGAGAAAGGAAATCCAAGTCAATGGACTTAGAAAAAGTATTTGCCCAAATTCGTGAGGTTTTGGGCATCTCAAACGATGGTGATGCCGTGGCAACCGTGGCCAGCTTGGTTGCTGAGCGTGACCGGTTAGCGACAGAGCACAAAAACGCAACGACCGAAGCCGAAGCCTTGCGCGCCAAAGTCGCTGAGCTTGAGCCGCAAGCCAAAGACGGGGCGCAATATCGCACCGATCTAGTCAATGAAACCCTGGCCGAAGGGGTACGGGCCTACGGCGATAAATTCGCCAAAGAGACATATGAGACGCTTTTGCGCACAAGCCCGCTCGTCATCATCAAACAGATGAAGAATGACTGGGCAGTGCTGGGTGCTTCTCGCTTCCAAGGTGGGCGTGCCACGGTTGACAACAGCGAAGCGCCAGAGAAAGCGCAAGGCAAGCGCAAATCAGGCGTGCCGGATACCGCATTCAAGACCAAGTAGTTCTATTTTTTTTGTTGAGTAAAGGAGTGAAACTGTGGCCGATCCACGAGCAACAGTGCTTTTGGACGATGTAGGTGAGGTGAATCAATTCACTTTCCTCATTGACAACAGCACGATTACGTATTCTTCCACCGCCGTCAATGGCAGCGCCAGCGTTGGGCTGGCTGTCAAGATGAGCGCAGCCAAAACTGTGGCCCTAGCTGCGGATGGCGATGCTGTCATCGGGCAATTGATCCAGGTTTTTGCGGACAACACCGCAACTGTCAAGACTGGCGAAATCTTGACCTTGCCCGGCGGCAACGGCGCAACGCTGACGCTTGGTACCGCCATCGTTGGGGCGCTCAATGCCTCAAGCGCTGCCGGGTACATTCGCAGCGCCGCCAGTGCAACCGCTGCTGAGCTAATCAAATGCCGGGGCGCAATCATTGACGCCGGCACAACGACCGCCGTCAAAGTCTTGATGTGCTAATTGTCTAACTAAACCCGTCCGTTTGGTTAGTTTGAAAGGAGCCTAATAAGTGATTGAGATCAAAACCATGGGGACTAGCGAATTGGCCGCAACTTTGGACCGCGCTAATCCTTACGAAGTCTATAAAGACGTTGCCATCCGCATGAAAGATGGCGGCTTTACCGAAAAGCCAACGCTTACCCGTGCGCTCGAAATGATCAGCCCAACCGATACCGCCGATAAGAGCGGCTTGGATGCCTTTGATCGCCTGATGAAGGAGCGGGGCATTGTTACCCATTCCGATTTTAACGCCGGCTACTATGCCAGCAATGCCGGTGTTTTCATGCGGTCTTCGGTTGACAAGATGTTGTTTGCTGAGTTCTGCAACCGGCAATGGCGCAAGGCCAGCACACTGGACATGCAGCAACGTGCTACGCTGTTGAGTGATGATGCCACGATTGGATCATGGGCACGCCCTTGGTACGATGCGCAGACGCCCCGCTACTCACAGCAAGTCACAGCGCCCATTCCACTTAGCGAAATTGTGGCTGTGACCACGCCCATCGACTCTGACGCATATCGGGCCACGTACCTGACCTACAATGCCACCAACCTGCGCCAGTATCGGGTGGGTGAAGGTGCGGAGATCCCGATTGCTAACCTCGCCAGCGCTGACCAAACGATCCGCTTGTACAAATTTGGGCGTGGGCTACGTGCCACTTATGAAGAATTGCGCCGTATCCGGGTCGATAAGTTGGCAACGTTCGTCATGTGGCTGGCGATTCAGGCCGAGATCGATAAAGTCGCTGCGGCGATTGACGTGATTGTCAATGGCGATGGCAACAGCAACGCTGCCACCAGCTACAACCTGACCACGCTGGACAGTGGCACGACCGCCAATAACCCAACGCTCAAGGCTTGGCAAGCGCTGAAATTCAAATTCGCCCAGCCGTACACAATGACCACGGCGCTCATGCAAGACACCATTGCTTTACAGATTGCCCTGCTCAACACCGGCACCAGCAACATTCCGTTGGTTGTCGCTGGAAATCAAGGCGGCTTGGGCGCTGGCATCACGCCGATCAACCAGTTCAGCGATGGCATTCGCTACGGTTGGACCAGCGATGCACCAGCTAACAAAATCGTGGCCTTCGATAAAAACCGCTGCCTTGAGCATGTGGTTGAAACCGGCTCAGAAATTGCCGAGCAAGAGCGCTACGTGACCAACCAAACACAGGTTATGGTCATGAGCCAGGTTGAAGGCTTTAGCATCATGGACAAAAACGCCAACAAAGTTATGGCGACGAATGCCTAAGGTGCAATCATGGCTGAACTGATTCTAGTCAAGGCCGCTGACCCTGAGCGGGTAGCTCTGTGGGAGCGCAACGCCGATCATCCCGATGAAGAAGCCTATGTAGCGGGTGAGGATGCTGTGTTAGTCGGCTTGACTTCGCTTGTGCGAACTAAGCTAGATCAGGGCATCCTCATTCGCATCGAGCCAGCACAGACGCCTAGCGATGTTGCGCCGGTGGTGAATGATGCGCCCGTAACCGAAGATGCGCCCGTTAAGTCAAAGAAGGCTAAGTAGATGGCTGTCACGCTGACCATTAGCGACCTAAAGCAACCGGATGGCGAGTTATTCGCTGCGTTGTTTCCGGGTGATGACATTGACACATTGATTACAGGTTGGCTCAACAAAGCAACCATTTTAATCAATGCGTCAAGCATCATCACCACGGATCACAACAATGCGGCGTTGGCTTATGTCTACTACAGCGCTTACAACTATGTAGCGCTGTGGTTGGCAAATGCACCGGCTTCTGTTTCGATCGATAGTGGCGGCGTGACAAAATCTACCTCAAACGATCAACGCAAATTCTTTGCTGACAAAGCAAACTACTGGCTCGATTTCTACAATGGCTATTTCCCAGCCACTACTACCACCGTGTCAGGCTTGGCATTCTTTGGCACCGTGAAAGCAAGGCAAAAAACATGGCCCTGCTAGATGATATCGACATTGCCGAGCTACAAGCCGCCTGGGAATTAGCGCTATTTGATGAGGGGATTTTGCAAAGCCGCACCGAAGGCAATCCCGGCAGCTATGGGTACGGCAATGCAACGTACAGCAATGGTGCGACTGTAGCCTGTTTGTTTATGCCGGTGTTGATGGGTGAATCGACCAGCCAGGTGCAAAACATTGATGGTCATGTGTTATTGCAGCGCTCAGTAGTGGTCAGCAACCTAATGCGCATCAAGATCACCAAACTGCATGGCACTGCATTATCACCTGCGCAGGTTTATGAGATTGTTGATGGGCCGATAACTCATCATGTTGGGCAAAAAGTACGTGTCAAATTAGTAACGGATGGCAGCGCAGCTTGATCTTAAACATCAGTAGTCCCAGCCTCTACTACGCCGAAAGTTATGGTGTGATTGCCAGTCGCCTGGCTAAGCACTTAGGCGAAATGGGTGTCACTACCAACTGCAACGATTACTGGCGACCGCAACAAATCCCATCAAATGATGGGTCAATCTTGATGGGCTGGCCAGTTGAATTCCCGCAGTTTGATGCATGGCATGCTGCTGGGCCACGTATCGCCATAACCATGTTTGAGAGCAGTGTATTGCCATCCGGGTGGGCCGCTGTGCTTAACCAGCTAGATGCGGTGATTGTGCCTAGCCAGTGGTGTTACGAGATATTCAAAGCCGCTGGCGTGACTGTACCTTTACATATTATACCGCTTGGCGTAAGCGAAGTTTACCAGCCCTACCAGCGGCCACAGAATAACGCAGTGACGTTTCTGGCGTTTGGTGATAGAGGACAGCGCAAGGGCGGCTATACCGCTATCCAGGCGTTTCAGGTGGCGTTTCGCAATGACAGGCGCTATAAACTGATTGTCAAGGGCCGGGCACCCAAAACGGTGGAATTGCTAACCGTGGGCAATGTGGAATTGATTCAGCAAGACATGAGCGAAGCTGAGTTATACGCATTGTATTGCCACTGTGACGTGCTGATCAACCCCAACAAAGGCGAGGGCTTCGGATTGCTACCAAGAGAGTTTGCGGCAACGGGCGGCATTGCATTGACTACTGCCTGGGGTGGCACAGCCGACGCTTTAGCGCAATGGGGCTGGCCCTTGAATTACGAGCTTGGCCCGGCAGACTGGCAAGGGCAACCTGGGCTGGGTAATCAGAATTTGGGCTTATGGGCCATTCCCGATGCAGAGCACATGATCAACATGCTTAAATGCATTGCGCAGAACATTGATGCTTACCGGGTGGAAGCAATGCAAAAAGCCATCAACGCCCACAAGCTTTATTCATGGCCCTGCTTTGCGCAACAGGTCTATCAAGTGCTAGAGGAATGCCGATGATTTACGAGCCGGTATTAATCCTCAAGCCTGAAATGGTGCGCATTGCTGACACCGCACGCATTGATCAATGGACACGCATTGAGGGCGGCTTGGGCGTAACCATCGGGGAGCATGTACACATTGCTTCATTTTGCACTATCAATGCTGGCGGCGGCGAGGTCATTTTCGGCAATCATTCCGGTTGCTCTTGTGGCGTGCGCATTGTGGGCGGCTTACCTGATATTGATTTTCTAGAGCTTAGCGCCGCTGAATTGCCAGAAGATTGCCATGTGATCCGGCGCAAGACAGTGATCGGTGAGTATGTAGCCATCTTCTCAAACGCCGTGATCTGCCCCGGCGTGACGATAGGAGATGGCGCAATCATCGGGGCCGGGGCTGTTGTGACCAAAGACGTTGCGCCGTGGGCCATTATGGGCGGTGTACCTGCCAAGCAAATCGGGCATCGCATGTTAAATTCGGTGGTCAGATGAACATAACTCTGTGCAGCGCCTTTCGTAATGCTGAAAAATATCTGAAACGCTATTTCAATATGGTTGGTCATCTTGATAACTATTTGAATGACAGAGGCCATACGCTTTGGTGTGTGTGGGGCGAAGGCGATAGCACGGACGGCACTTACAAGGCGTTAACCAAGCATGCTGGCGGATTACCTTTTATTGTATACAACGTTGATTGTTCGCATGGTGGTCCGGTGTTTGGCAGCGTGGAAAGTGCTGAGCGCTTCAAACAGTTGGCCGGTGTTGGTAATTTGATATTGCAACATGTGCCACTTGATACAGACGCTGTGGTGTGGGTGGAAAGTGACCTGACTTGGCAACCGGAAATGCTGATTGCACTAATTGACCGGCTGCAATATCTGCCCTGCGTTGCGCCGATGATCATGGAGAAGTCAACGGGCGGTTTCTATGACACCTGGGCTTTTCGCTGTAATGGGCAGCATTTTACCAAGCATTATCCCTATCACACTGACTTGCATGATGATTTGCTCCAAATGGATAGTGTAGGGTCATGTGTGGCAATGCTTGGCGACATTGCTAAGCGTGTACGCTTTCCCGAAGAAGATGTCTTTGTTGGGCTTTGTCGGCAAATCAATGCACTGGGTGAATCGGTTTGGTTAGATCCGGCGCTCACTGTGTGGCATCCATAATATGGCAATCGTCAAATGGTTTGGTAATCAAATAGATGCCATCATCAACCGGCAGGCACAAAAGGCTGTTGAAGCACTGGCTTATGATGTGCGTGAGCGTGCTAGGCAAAATCTTGACGCTGGCGATCATAATGACACTTACTTTTTGCGCAATAGCGTTTATGTGTCAACACCGCATGGTACAAGTCCCATTCACCCCGATGGCATGTACACCAGCACCAAGGGCAATGGGCAAGTGCGACGTGAATCAGGCGAAATTGTGGCAGTGAGCCGGGGTGCATTTGTCGGTGCAGCAGCGGCGTATGCGCTGTATGTGGAACTGGAAGACCCATTTTTATACAAAGCGATTGAGGAAACACGCGGCGCTGCTGACAAGGTTTTGACAGGGTTATATATCGCATGACCGACGAAGGACAAGCCATCAAAACAGCGCTTTTAACCCGCACGGCGCTTACAGCATTGACCGGCACCCGCATTTGGCCACATCGCGCAACGCCTATCGTTGGCTACAAACCCGCCGATGGTGTAGCGCTTGGCTTCAGGGTGTCAGGTGGCGAAACGATGTACCAGGCGGGGCTTATGATGCCACGGGTGCAATTTAAGATCTGGGGCGGCGCAATTGATGACACCTACACGGTACGCACAGCCGCTGGCGTGTTGGTCGATGTGCTTGACGGTAAATCATTCGGGGCGATCAGAATGGCGAATCTAGACGGCTTGCCGCAAGTGGCAACCGAACAAGATACAGACTGGCCTTTTGCCCTTGTGTTTTTCAATATTTGGTTGGCTAGATAAGGAGTATTTTCAATGACTGATGCAAATAACATCATTGTAGGCTATGCGAGAATCCACACAGCGCCCTATGGTGAGCCGTTCCCCGCTGCGACTGTGGCCTATGGGGCTACGTGGGGCGGCAACTGGGCCTATTTGGGCGATACCGTGGAGCCGTTGTCATTTGGTGGGGACCGCACGCAGTTTGACGTGGAAATCCAGCAAGCCATTGCGCCGGTGAAAAGTATCATTACCAAAGAAACCCGCAATTTCAAGACCAAACTCTCGGAGCATGATGCTTTGGCTCTCAATCAACTGTTGCTTGGCACATCGGTCAACACAGCGCCGGGCAGCGGCACCAAAGGCTACTACACGATTGACTTTGGCGGGAATCAAGTGCCCAACATTTTGGCCGTGGGCTTTGAAGCGCTTTATCAGTTGGCAAGCGGGACGCAATTGCCCATTCGCTGGATGTTCTACAAAGGCTCCATTGTCCAAGATGGTGATATTGTCTATGACAAATCCGGTGTTGCTGGCATTCCGATCAACATCAAAACCTATGTTGACACGAGCAAGCCAGCAAACAAGCAATTGGGCCGTCTACAAATCGTCTACAGTCCAGGCACATAACCTATGCCACGCAATAAAATCGTAACCCTGGCTGGTCAAACTTATAGCGTAGAACAACTACCCATGCGTGCCAACAAAGAATGGCGCGATGGTTTGACCGAACCAGTCAATAAGATTGTAGCGCTCTTGCAGAATTACAAAGAGATCGAGATCAACAGCAGCGCTGACATTGTGGGGCTTGTAGTTGTCGTCAAGGATGTGTTGTTCGGCGGCATGGATTTGCTGTTAGATTCGCTCTTTGCCTACTCGCCAGCCCTACAGGAAGACCGTGAGCGCATCGAGCAAGAAGCCTATGATGATGAGGCCATTGCTGCGCTGGGGGTTGTCATTAGCCTAGCCTACCCTTTAGATCGGCTGCTGAGCGTGTGGAGTGGCCCAGCAGGGACGCAGACCTCCACGAGCTTGCGCTTGCCGAATGGGGCCAATGGGACAAAGCCAATGGCGAAACAAGCGGCTATCTCGAAGACTTAGTAGCATCCTGGGTTAGTCGTAAACGCTGGGAATATCGAGAGCAAGCCATTGCCCATTTTACAATTCAAAGTGAAGCGATGGGCCAAAGCAAGAAAGCGCCAGCGGTGGGTGAGTTTAGACCGCACAGCAACGGTGTCAATCGTGGGTTGCCCCCGCTGGCGGAGTTGGCAAAATTAGGCTTAGATGTAGAAATGTAGGTGTACTTTGGCCTTTAAAATAGCTGACATTTTCGCTGAACTCACTGTTGATGATTCAAAGTACAATGCTAAATTAGGACAAGCGCAGAACACGGCCAGCACGTTTGGCGGTGTTCTGCAAGGCATCCTACAGGGCGTAGGTCAGCGCTTATTTAGTGGCATTGTCAGCGGCGCTGAAACGTTCATCAGTAAGATGGGCGCTGCGGTCCAAGCCTCATCAGACCTCAATGAATCAATTAATAAAACCGGTGTTATTTTTGGCGAATCCGCGCAGGGGGTTCTGGATTGGTCGAAGACTTCTGATCGTGCTTTGGGTTTGTCACAGCAAAAGGCTCTAGAAGCGGCTGGCAGTTTTGGCGCTCTGTTTGTCCAAATCGGGCAGGGGCGCGCCAAGTCTGCCGAAATGAGCGAAGGTCTATTAAAGATTGCTTCTGACCTAGCAAGTATTAATAATATTGAACCGGCGGCTGTTTTAGAAAAGCTTCAATCTGGATTGCAGGGTCAATCACGCCCACTTCGAGATTTAAATATTTTTCTGAACGAAACCGTTGTTTCTGCAAGAGCAGTCAAGCTAGGATTAGCAGAATCCACAAGCACAGTCAGCGAACAAGCCAAGGTGATGGCGCGCTACTCGCTGATTGTCGAACAGTCCAAGTATGCGCAGGGTGATTTCGCGCGCACGTCCGGCGACCTCGCCAACTCCCAGCGTATCCTTGCTGCTGAAATGGAAAACGGTAGTGCCCAGCTTGGTAACACGTTTCGCCCCGCAATAACATCGATCACCAACATTCTGGCTGACCTTGCGCCGACGATGTTTGAATATGCGCAGGCGGCAATGGATCAGTTTGCCAACGGTTTGGCCGATGGCATCCGGGCCATCTTGCCAGTGATTACCACTGTTCGCCAGTTGCTTGCCTACTGGTTTGCGCCTGGTTCACCGCCTCGTGTTGCGCCCGACATCGACAAATGGGGCGCTGCGGCAATGGGGCAATTCCTTGGCGGCTTTACAGCGGTCGATGTGAAGGGCGCTATCAGCGGCATAGGCAGCGCCATTGAGCAGATTTTGCGCAGTGATGTGAGCGCCGGCAAAGGTGATGAAAACGGTCTTGTTGGGCGTGTGCTGGGCAGTCAACAGGCTATCACAGCAGCTGTTGCCGAATTCAAGCAGATCGGCAATGTTTCCCAAGCGACCATTGATCGCATTGCCAAAAGCGCTGGCAGTAGCGGCGGCGCTGTGGCTAATCTGGTCAAAAGCTATTTTGATTTGCAAAAAGCGACTGATGCGGTCAACCGGGCGCAAAGCCAGTTAAACAGCATCACTGAGCGCTATGATGCCATCATCAGCCCACTACAGAGCCGCCTGGATGGTGTACGAGCCGAGCAACAACGCTTGGCAGATCAACAGCGCTTGATTGCAGCCAGAAACACCCTAAGCAGCTTTGACGCAACTGATGCTGAGAAACGGGCGGCGCAACTAGAGATTGAGCAAATCAGCCTTGAAAGCCAAATTGCCAGCGCTGAACAGAAAAAGAAGACTGAAACCGATGCTGCCCAAGCCGGGCTAGATTCTGCCAAAAAACAACAGGATGCAGCGCAAAAACAGCAAGACATTGCGCAAGCAACAATTGATCAGCAGGTCCAAGTCAACAACCTGTTAGGTGAACAGCGCCAGCTTGAGGAGCGCCTTGCCCAACAGCGGGAAGCCGATGCCAAACGAGCGCAGGCAGAAGCGGAACAAGCCGCACGTAAAGCTGAGCAAGAAGCCGAGAAAGCGCAACGGCTTGCGGACCAGTTGCACCAGGCGCAACTACAATACAACCTTGAGATTAGCGATACACCCAGCAAAATCAAACTCATGGAAGCAGAGCTTGCCAATACCAAAGTTGGATCTGTTGAGTATTACCAAATCTTGTCGAGAATCCATCAACTGACCGTGCAATATAACCACGAGTTAGAACAAGCGGCAAAAAAGGCGGGCGCTTTGGGTGGCGCTGATTTTGGCGCTGGCATCGATGGCAATATTACAACGCCATTAGGCCAAGCCAGTGAAGCCGGTAAAAATCTGGCTAATGCTTTGAAGGAAGCCTTTGCACCATTGCCGCCGGCATCTGAATCAGTGCGCAACTTGGCTGACAAGATCGGCGCTTTGGTTGACAAAATCGGGCTATTGTTTGGCCTTGACTTCGCATCATGGGCCAAAGGCAATCAAGATGCCTCTGATACCGCTGGCTTAGCCTGGGACATGTACGGCGAACGGGCGGCAGCGGCAAACGCTACTGCCTCAAGCAGCATGAGCGATTTTATTGCGTCGGTCTCCAAGAACATTGATGATCTCAACAGCATTTTTGATTTCTTCCACAATGTTTCTGTTGGCAACTGGTCAGCGGCCTGGGCAGACATCAAAGCCATTGCCGAAAACAATTTTACACTGACCGGCGGCGGCATCATCGGCTTCTTGACAAACGCTACAACAAATTTCAGCCAGTGGTTTACGACAAATAGCGCCGCCTGGGGGCAATGGTTCGCTGATACATCGAAAGCGATGGGCCAGTGGCTAACCGATACAGCCAACAAAATAGGAATGGGCGGCGTTGACTTCTTCAATGCCGGGGCAAAGCTGCTGGATGGCTTTTGGGATGGGCTTAAGTCGAAGTGGGATGAAATCAGCACATGGTTTACAAGTTCGCTGCAAATCCTGCGCAATCAACTACCATTCAGCGAACCTAAAGACCCAACTTCACCGCTTAGAGGCTTGGCAAAGTCAGGTGCAGCAATGGTTGACATGGTGCAATCTGGTATCCAATCGGCATCACTCAGCATTGAACCGCTGGCGAATAGCTTGTTACCGGCAGGCGCAACCACGAACAATAGCACAGCAAACAATATGACATTCAATATCAATATCAATGGCAGCAGTGGCGCTGACGTTGGCAAGAGTGCCAGGGACGGCGTACTTGAGGCATTGCGCAGCGCCGGGTTGAGATAACAAAAAAAACCGGCACAATGGCCGGTTTGGTACTTTAACAAGTGAATCAATTCTAGAAAATCTTTGAGCGGATATAGTCGCTTACAGTCAGACCAACGTCAGCGGCGAGGCGTTGAATCTCTGCTTTCTCGGAAGCGTTGACCCTGACCCGCACGTCTAGCAGTTTTGCCGAACCTTCGCCGCCTTCGCCGGTGACGTGTTCGGCAATTAGCTGTCGTTCTTCTGCCGTGAACGGTTCGGATTGTGGATCACTGAACGCCATTTCAACAACTCTATTGTAGCGCTGTTGCAACACGGGCGATTTGGCTTTGATGGCGGCGATACATTGCACGGCTTGCGATGCGGCGATGGGCGACTTGGCAATAATGATGCGTAATGCGTTAATCATGAGTTTTGTTCCATTCTGTAATAAAACGTTCTGCCTCGTCTACCGAAAAAGCAGCAGCTCTCTCGACTTCGGAGCAGTTTACGAGGCGTTTAAAAACAATGCCGGTTTGAGGGTCGGGGATAGCCAGGATTTCGCCGCCCTCGATTAGTTCTTTAAGTGAACGACCGCCAGTATAAAAAACACGCTGACCGTGATGCATACCCATATCAATCATTTTGTAATTCTCGCATCTTTTGTTTGAGCGCTTTTTCTTCGCTATCGGTTAAGCTTTGATCGCCCCAAGAAAAGTGATGGCTTGACCCGTTAGGGGTTTTAAACCATGCCTCAATCTTTCCGTGAGGCCATAATACAATTCGTTCAAAGTTGACCGAGCGAATTTCCATATTGCCATACGATTTTTCCCATCCATCATAGGCGTATGTTCGCCAGTACTCATTCCAGTATTCAACCGCAGACGGTGGAATATCATTCACGTCTAAATCAAAGCACAGAATCTTATATACGGCCTTCATAGTTGTTTATGCGTTAACCAGCCGCACCCCTGGACTTAGTTAATTCTGGTAATTCGCAACCACATCAGCTAAGCGAACCAGTGCTTTGTAGGCTTCGCAACGGGGCGTTGCGCCTTCTGTGTTATTTAGCCGCTCAAAATCAATTATGGATTCACCTGGTTGATGACGGAACTGCGCAGCACGTTCGCCAGTATGGATAGCATAAGTGATTGTAGTGGCATGATTGCCCTTGTTGGCTTGCCAACGAGAGAGTGTCAAGCCTTTAGCCTCCGCCATTTCAGCGATACGGTTAGCGAGTTCTTCGGTCACGCCGCCATTGTAGAGGTTGAATTTTGTAGCCATTTTGAAATCTCCTTATTTAACTAGAATTGATTTGCTTGTAGATATATTGTAGCATAACGTAGCTACGATTGCAATAAGCAATTGTTACAATTTTCAGCGAGTTTTTTCGTGATAGTATAGATTTGTGACTGACCATGTACACACTTTCTCAATTTGGCGACACTGCGTTACCAACCTATAACACCGAATATGATATGAGCGTCGCTCCGGCTCAATTAGCCTTTACGCAGACAACCACCGGCGTATTTGATGGCAACGGGGCAGGGCGCAACAAGCAACAATTCCCCGTTGCCCTCTCCTACAAAGCCATCGTTGCGGCGGATACGCTGGGGGCCAACAAGTCAACACTGGATGGCCTGCGGCGGCTTGTGGGCACACGTGCCTCCCTGTATCGCTATGCCGACAGCGCTACCAACGTTATCCACTCATGCACAGCACGCTTGGTTAGCATGACCCAGCCACGGCCTTACGGCAACCGTAGCACTGTGCATGAGATCGACTTAGAGTTTCAACAGCTTGGCCCTTGGTTTGGCGCAACAAACGGCACGGGATGGACGTTTGACAACAACATTTTTTTTGATGCTGGGCGCAATTTTGACGAAAGCGGTGGGAACACGTTGCCACTTGCGATCAATCAATTTACCGTAACAAACAACGGCAATTTACCGGCAACCGCTGTATCAATCGAGGTAACAGCAGGCAGCGAGGCGCTTGAGTCGCTGACTATATGGAACACAACAACGAATTGTAGATTGTACTGGGCTGGGCTGGTCACGCCGGGGAACTTGCTCAAAATTGACACCGGCGCTTGGTCAATCACCAATGCTGGTGCGGATAATTTCAATAATTTCAGCATAGATGATGCGTATCACCGCAATGAATACTGGATGGAGCTGGCAACTGGTGCTAACTCTATGGTGGTTTTGCGCTTTGGTGGTAGCACGAACTCAAAGATCGCTTTTGTATTTAGTGACAGGTGGGCATAATGGCAAATTTTACACCGATTGCAACCGGGGCAGCGGCTAATGCTGCAACCGTTAATTCTCCATTGTACGAGTTAGACACAGCGATTACCACGCTGCAAAATGGTAGCGCAACGGCGGCACGGCCTTGGGGCAAAATCGGCGGCTTAGCCCAGCCCACATCCAGCACGGCTGTTCTCGTGAGTGATGACATTACGCACACGGGTAAATTGGTCAGAGGTGCTACAACGATCACCAGCACGGCGGCTGACATGGAAACCAGGGGCAATCTGGCCGTAGGCGCTGGGTCGCATGTATTTACCGGCACCAACGCTTTTGCCAGTGGTGCGCAAAACACAGTTTACCAATATGGCCTTGCGGCTGGACAACAGAATGTAGTCAGTGGCAACACGGCAGCGGCCATTGGTGTGCAAAATACAGCGGCTGGTGATTACTCGTTGGCGGTGGGCAATCGCAACAACATTGACGCAGCATCGGATTATGGGAGCATCCTGGGCGGCTACAACATGAGCCTGGTGGGTGGGGCGTACAGTGGCATTGTCGCTGGCACAGGTAACACCATCAACAACACAACCGCTGGCGCAATTCTGACCGGTAGCGCCAATTCAGTGAATAGCTCATCATCCTATAGCGCTATCGTTTGTGGCATTTCTAACCAGGTTTACGGCGGCGCTGTCGGGGCATTTGTCGGCGGGGGCAAAACCAATTACAACCGGGCAACCTATGGCGCAATTGTGGCGGGTGAAAACAATCTAGCCTATCACTCCTATGCTGCGGTTTTGTCTGGCTATGCCAACAACGTAACCGGTAACAATTCAGCCATCATTAACGGCAGCACCAACACAATTGCCAGCAATGCAGCAGAGAGCACAAACAGTCTGATCGGGGCTGGGTTACAAAATACGCTAACCGATAGCGCCTACAGCATGATCGCGGTAGGTCGGCAAAACACCATGACCTCAAGCAGCTATTGCGCTATCGGTGCTGGCTTTACCAATGCCGTGACCAGCGCCACTTACTCAAGCATCTTGGCTGGCAACAACAACACAATCAGCGGGGCAATCCAGGGCTTCATTGGCGGTGGTAGCCTCAATACGATCACTGGCTCAATCTCTGGCGCTGCTATCGTTGCTGGGTTAAACAACACAGTCACAGGTGGTTTGTCAACGGTGATCAATGGCAACACCAACGTCATCAACGGTAACACATCAGCAGCGGGAGGCACAGATTGTAAAGTCACGCACAATTTTGCTTTCATGTGGAATAGCAACGGCGCAAGCACGTTCAACAGCGCTGCAACCGGCGAATTTGCAGTAACGGCAGAGGGCGGCGTGCGCATTTTTACCAACACGGCCCGCTCTACCGGCATGACGATGGCGGCGGGCGCATCTAGTTGGACCGCTGTTTCTAGCGCTGCATTGAAAACAAATTTCAAGCCAGTAGAGCAAAGCGCCATCCTTGCCAAGCTGCTGAGCGTGCCGATCCAGACCTACACTTTTAAAAATCATGACATTGTAAACCTGGGGCCAACGGCTGAGGACTGGGATGCTGCCTTTGCTGACATTTTGGGGCGCAAAACCATTGCCCTGGATGGTGCCGAAATCCCGGCTATCAATGAAGGCGATAAGCTCGGCGTAGCGCTGGCTGCTATCCAGGCGTTGACATTGCAAGTGAATGAACTCAAGGCGAAATTGAGCAACTAATGACCGCACCGGCAATTGTAGCCAGTACATCTGGTTTCGATACGACCAACGTCACATCATCAACAATCATTTTGCCATCATTCACCGATGGCGATTCGCTCTATTTGTTGATCGCATCTGATGCGGTAAGCCAAACGTTCAGTCTGCCCCAAGACAGCGGTGGGTCTAGCACCGGCTTTACGGCGCTTTATAGCAATGTGGCGATTCCGGCTACAAGCGCAACAGCAACTTTCGCTGTGTTTTACCTGACCAACGCCCAGCACAGCCGATTTTCGTTTGATGGCTCAAACTACAGTATGTCAGCGCCGGTCGGCACATCAGAGCGCCAAGCCTGGTGGTGTATATCGGTTAGCGGCGATGGTGGCATTGACTCGCAGGGCACAACCAGCACGGGCAACAGCGCAACGGCCACGATCCCCGATATCACCACGCTGACAAATAACTGTTTGGTCATCGGTGCCGTGCTTACCGATGGCGTATCAACCCCACATGGCACGGCAACCGGTTACACCAAGATCGGGGAAGTCAGCGGGACATCGGCGGCATCGGTCAGCGCCTTCTATCAAACAGCGGCAACGGCTGGCACAATTACCAGTCAAAACGTCACGATCTCCACTGAACAATGGGCCGGCATCAGCTTTGCCATTAAAGAAGTTGTCACAGGGCGCACCGGCACAGCGTCAATCACGCTAGGAACCGCTACAACGACCGCTGCGGGGTCCGTAGCTATCAAAGGCAGTTCTACTACTACATTAGACCAATTGACGCTTAGCGGGGCTGGAAACGTGCCTAGAACGGCAACGGCCAGCGTTACTTTTGACGCATTGACGCTGAGCGGCGCTGGCAACGTGCCGAGAACGGGCAGCGCAAGCGTCACGTTTGATGCATTGACCCTGAGCGCATCCGGCACAGGTGTGGTCAACACCAACGGCACGGCAAGCGTCACGCTAGGGGCATTGACGGGCAGCGGCGCTGGCAATGTGCCGATTGTCGGCACAGCAAATCCTACGCTTGGTGCATTGACCACAAGTGCGGGCGGCGTTGTGCCCATCGTTGGCACGGCAAATCCTACGCTTGGTGCATTGACGGTAAGCGCATCGGGCGGGGGGGCGCGCACGGGCAGCGGCGCTATCACGCTCGATCCGTTGACGGTCAGCGCATCCGGTACAGTGCCGGTTGTGCTGACACCGCCAAGCATTCGGGCGGGATGGAGCAAAGGCGCTGATGCTGGCAACACGACCAGCACGATTGTCACGCTTGACCCAAGCGCATTCAATGACGGGGATACAGTTTGGATTGCCATTGTTAGTGATGCTGGCTCACAAGTCTTTACCGCACCAGCACGCTTTACAGCGCTCTATAGCAATGTCAACGTGTCAGGCAGTACGGCTACGCTGGCAGTCTTCTATCAGCGCAATATCAGCAAGGCTTTAGAAAGCTTTGACGGCACAAATTATACTTTTGCCGTTGGCGTTGCCACATCTGAGCGGCAAAGTTGGATCTGTTTTGCGACCACGGGCGATGGCACAATTGATGTACAGGGCACCACGGCCACTGGCAGCAGCACAGCCGCTACTATACCAACGCTGACCACAACCGCCAACGCTGATCTAGTGCTGGGCATTGTGGCAACCGATGGCACAACCACGCCCCACACCAGCACGGGCGCCTACACAAAGCTTGATGAGTCTGCTGGGGTGAGCGCCGGTAGCATAAGCATTTGGTATCAGACAAAAAGCACAGCGGGCGCTGTGGCGGCGGACACCGTCAACATTGTCAATGAGCAATGGGCTGGCGTGTCTTTTGCGCTTGCCCCTAGCCTGGGGGGACGTGCCAGCATTACGCTGGGTGCTCTGACCACGAGCGCAACCGGCACAATGGCGATACATGGCAGCGCCGCCATCACGCTTGACCCTGTGATAACCACGAGTGCCGGTACAGTGCCCCGCACCGGCAGCGCCGCCATCACGCTTGACCCTGTAACGGTCAACTCATCGCCTCAACGCACCGGCAGCGCCGCCATTACGCTGGGATCTGCTACTGTAGCGGCCACGGGCAGCGGTACAGCGCCCCGCACGGGCACAGCCGCCATTACGCTGGGGGCAATGACCACAAGCGCCACGGGTTCGCTGGGTGTGGATTTGCCAGCCCCAACCGTACGAGCCTATAGCAGCGGCTTTGATACCGGCAACACGACCGCCACAAACGTTATTCTACCCGCTTTCCAAAATGGCGATACGCTCTACATTGCCCTAGTCAGTGACCGGGTAAGCCAGACTTTCAATATACCGGCTCCATATTTTGCACCGGGTAAGCCTTTTGCGGCGTTGCATAAAGATGTTGCGGTCCCAACGACTTCGCCCACGGCCACTTTTGCGCTGTTCTATTTGCAAAATGCGCAACAGAATGATTTTAGCTTTGATGGGACCAATTACAGCGTTGTTGTCTCTGTGGTCATTCCTGAACGCCAAAGCTACATTGCCATTGCCGTTACCGGCGACGGGGGCGCAGACGAGCAGGGCATAAACGTAACTGGTAGCAGCGCAACAGCAACGATCCCCGCCATTACCACCGCAAAGAACAATAGCTTAATTGTGGGCATTGTGGCAACCGATGGCGACAGCACACCGCATACCGGCGCAACGGGCTACACCAAACTTACTGAGGTTGATGGGCCTAGCGCTGGCAGCTTGTCATTATGGACACACGTCTTAGGCACGGCTGGCGCATACAGCGCTGATTCCGTTTCGATTTTAACTGAGCAGTGGCTGGGCGTTTCGTTCAGCATTCCGCCAACGCTACCAGGCCGGGCCAGCATCACGCTTGATCCGCTGACTACAAGTGCAACAGGTGCGATCCCTGTTATGGGCAGCGCAGCGCTTGCGCTGGGTGATTTAACGACTACAACGAGCGGCACCGTGCCCCGCACCGGCAGCGCTGCCATCACGCTAGATGCCCTTACTATCAATTCGTACCCTCCACGCCAGGGCAGCGCAACCATAACGCTGGGCGGCATTTCTGTGGCTTCTGCGGGCATTGTGCGCAGCGGGCGCATCGGCAACGCCGCCATTGCGCTGGGCAGTTTGGCGGTTAGCGCCGCTGGGCAAACAACCGTACCCAGACCAACGCAGATCACGAACGTTGAAGCACAAAGCCCACTTGCCACCATCTTTACTATTTCTGTAGAAAATGCGACCGGTGTAAAGTTGGGCGGCGGGCCGATTGTGACCGGTGCAAAATGGACTTATAAGCAAAAGTTAAGCGCCGCTGGTGAGTGGTCTTTGGAAGTACCCTTAGCTGAGCCACGCCTAACAGCGGCTACACTAAAGCGCCGGGTGCATTGCTACGTGCGCAGATCGGGGCAACTTGTTTGGCTAGGCGGCGGCGTCATTGAGAGCCGTAGTTATGGGTTGAGCGGTGATAACGTGCCGATGATGACGCTCTCCGGGCCTGATTTATTGCGTGAACTTGCTGGCGTTACGGTCGGTTTTGAAGTCAACAGCACGGAAACTGATGATTGGTCCATTGCGATTTTGCGCAAAATCTTCGAGGCTGTACCAAGTTGGCAGGGCACAGTACCGGCTACGCTCCCCAAGATCACAGCCAGGTTTGTGCATGAGTCAGTGCTGAATGCGCTAGTTGGCACCTGCGAGAAGCTCGGCGCATTTTTTTGGATGGAGCCTTATGTCACACGCCCCCGCTCAATCATGGTGGCAACAGCGCCGGTTGTGTCGGCCATTGTCGCTACCAACATGGCTGATCCATTGCTGGCTGAGCGCAACCCGAATCTATGCCTTATCAGCAACATTGAGCGCACAGAGACTTCCTGGGACGCCTACAACCGGCTGATTGTGTATGGCGCTGGCGATGGGCAGGCACGGTTAACGCTGGCGATGGCTACGCAATGGCCAGACGGGAGCAGCGTGAATTTCTCTTACCTGTTTACCGATCCCTATGGCCGGCAGCATGAGTTTGTTTTGGACAAAATCACCAACACAATCACTGATGTGCTGGCCGTGGCCGAATACGGCACGATAGAGCAGGCGGCGGCATTTAAGGAAATCGCCCCCATCACGCCCAACGATGCTGACATGATCGCAGCGGCTAATACGTTGGTAGTAGCGGCAGTAAATCAACTTGTGCTGTCATCATTCCCTACGGAGTCTTACCGGCTCTCTGTAGCGGCCTTGCGTGCGGTGGTGCATCCTGGCATGCAAATCCGAGTCATTGCCCGGAAATATAGAGATGGTTTGCCCTATATCAACGTTGACCAGCGCCTGATTATCCAAGAAGTCGATTACGAAATCGATGAGACCGGCGAGAAAGTCACAGGGCTAACCGTGGCCACGACCTGGAAACCGGAAAAGACCGGCGCAACCATCCTAAGCGAGCAAATCCAGAAGATCACGGCCTTGGAAGCGCATCCGCAGATGGGTGCGAACGAAAACACTATCAGCTACCGTGAAGACGTGGACGATGATTACGGGGCAGCGTTTCCCTTCTGGCTAAGCCGGGGCACGGTAACGGTCAACAGCATTATCCTGCGCTACAAGCTTGAGCCATTGCGCTCAAGCGTAAAAACTATCGGCGGGACGGCAAGCGGCTCTGTGTCTTTGCCAGCGCATAGCCATAGCGTGAGCGTGCCAGCCCATCAACACGGTGTAGACATTGATTCCGACGCTACAACGCATGGCTTTGCCCGGACCATGTACTTCGACCCAACCAGCGGCAAGCTTTATTATGATCTATCGGGCGGCGGCGCAAATGCCTTTACCAGTCAAGCGGGCGGCTCGGCCACGGTCACAAGCGGCGGCGGCGGCAACGGCACGGTGTCAGTAGACATTTCAAATGCTATTACGGCGGTGTATGGCGTTTTTGTTGATCCGAACACGCCCTACACGGTCGATGATTTGGCTTGGACCGCCAACGGGCAACCTGTGACAGCTACGCCAGTGCCGATACATGGCGGATGGTATGAGGTGGACCTGACAACGCTCTTGGTTGATGCGACTACATTGCGCCCAGCGGCTTATGACAATACCGTAGAGGTAACGGTAAAACCGATAAATAAAGCTGACAAGCGAGTCAGGGTAACAGCACAAATCGAATTGCGCACAAGCGTTCAGACGATTGTTTCAGTGGGTGATGCAACGCCGGTAACGGGCGGGGTGCGGCCATAACATTTTTGGATATTGATTTTATGCGAGAATCTGCTACAATAATAACTATTGCAGAAGCAAAGCAACTGTCTGATTTATATTTGGACTGGGCTAATAAATATCGCAATGACTGGGTTAACAATCCAGGGCGCAAGCGCTTTCATGATCTGTACATGGCCCTAGCGCAAGAATATCGAAAAACAGCAGGATTGCCACCGATTCAAACAAAGAACGTCGAAAGGCATCCTGAGCGGCTAGCGCCAGTCAAAGTAGAGGCAACGGGGACCGTAAAGCGCTAGACAACCACATATAACGCTCAAATCTGTATCGGACAAAGCGACATTTCCACATCGGTGGGATTGTCGCTTTTTTTATTTCAGCAACAAGGAGATTTTTAAAATGGCTGTTCAATTAAGTACTGCTGTGCGCAATGCTCGCCTCGACGTAATCGAGTCAACGATCTCGACATCGCCTATTTTGCGTATTCGCAGCGGCGGTCAACCCGCCAACTGCGCTGCAGCGGATACCGGCACCGTACTGGCCACAATGACGCTGCCTAGCGACTGGCTCGCGGCGGCAAGTGGCGGCACAAAGGCTTTGCTTGGTACTTGGAACGATACAAGCGCCGATGCCACTGGGACAGCAGCGCATTTTCGGATTTATGACTCTGCTGGCACCACTTGCCACTTACAGGGCACGGTAGGTACGTCTGGATCTGACTTAAACCTTGACAGCACGTCAATTACAGCAGGGCAGTCAGTCACAATTACAAGTTTTAGTTTAACAGATGGAAACGCTTAAAGCAGGCGTCTACTTCCTTCCCATTCCGTAGGAAGCTTATTACTTTTACGGACATTGCAAGATGGGCATGCAATTGCTATGTTTTCGGGACCATTAGATCCACCGCGACTCAGAGGGATAATGTGATCTACTTCATAGACATCCCCAACAGAAATTTCGCACCAATAGCACTTGCCTTTTTGGAGATCATACTGTCGTTTAATATCAGCGGCGGTATGATTTCCATTAGCTTGCCGTTTACGGGCATTACGGCGAGCCTCGTTTGCGCGCAATGATTCCCTGTGTGTTTCTTTGTATTTCCGGTTATATTCTGAAATCTTGGTTTTGTTACGTGCTTTATAATTACGAGTGCGCTTGTTCGCTATATCTTTTTGCTTGGCATAGCGCAAGCGGTTTTGCTCTCTAAGCTTTTCTCTGTTCTGTGCATTCAGTTCGTTTTGTCGTGAGCGAATCCTATCGGCATTTTCGCTTCTAAAAGCTTCTTGCTTGGCAATAAGACATTCCTTGCATTGTGCCTTAAAGCCATCTCTGGAATCGGAACATGCAAAAAAATATTCAGTTGTCATTGGCTTAAAATTTTTACAGCTTGTGCATTGTTTTTCAGTGGTGGTACGGGGCGATCTCGTGCCTTTATGGTTCCGAACGAACGGCTGTGGTTCACCTTTTATCCATCCTTTGCGAGTTGAGGTGCGTTCTGCAATCTTGGTCTTTTGGCCGCAACCGCAGCGGCAATACCCATAAGGGATTTCGTTAGTGGGTAAATGCGTGGTATGATCATTCATGTCATGCGCTCCTTTTTAGCGTGTGACCAAAGCCGGGGATGTGTTCATCATCGCCCGGCGTCTTATTAACTTGCTCCTGTATTATAGCATATTTCTTGTGTGAATGGAAGAAATCATGAATATCGACCAACTAAAGGCACGCCAAGCCGAACTCGAACAAAAGCTGGCCAGCGTGCGTCAACAGTTGCAAGACTTGCGCAATGCTGAGCAACAGCTAATCGGGGCGTTGACCATCCTGGCCGAATTGACGCAGCCGCCAAGCAATACCCAATAACAAGCAAGGCCCATGTTGCATGGGCCTTGCTTGTTATTGGGCCTGTTACACACTGTTACACACTGTTACACAAGCCCAAAGATCACATTTTTTTAAATTTACACCTATAAAAAGAGACAGTGTTACACTGTTACACATGTTACACATAATACATAGATATATATATATAGGGGGGTGTATATATTGGTAACATAATACTATTTATTTGTGTGATCGTGCGCTATATATGTATCTATATTTTTTTAGTGGTAACAGTGTAACAGGTGGTAACAAATGGCCAATTTACTCAAGAGAATTGACAAAAAACGTGTTACCAGTGGGTGGTAACAGTGGTAACAGTATGTGTAACACGTTGTACCTGCTGGGCAAAAAAGCGCCGATCAAACGTTTGATCGGCGCTTTTTTGCATTCAATACTTTATTTTTCTGACGGCAAAACATTGCATTGCCCAATAAAGTATGGATGACTCACAACCACATTCTCTGACCCTGTGCGAATGATGGAAGAATTAGCCTGTTTTTCTTCTAGCCACTGCCTAACCAACTCGCTGACGCTGATGTCCTGGCGCTCGGCTTCGGCCAAAAGCCACGTCTTCTGCGACGTGAGCAGGTTAATCTGCAAGTATGCTGACGGATCATCCGGTACGCTGCCAGGCGTTGCGCCGTCGATGAGCGGGCGGCCACGGGGCAGCAGGTCATCGGGATTCTTTTTCTTAGTCATGATGTGATCCTTTCGCCGGTTACAAGGCGACGGCGGCGCTGTGCTTCTAGTTGTCTTCACCGCTTTTGTCTGCTAGATACTCATTAGCAGCTCGACCCCATGTTTTAGCGAGTGTTACTTTGCCGTTTTCCCACACTGCCACCACATCACCTAGCGGCTGTTCGCCGTAAACATCTGTTGTCCAATCTGACGTTTCGCCTTGCGTTAATGCATCGGCATCATCTGCAAATATACTGGTACACTGAACGGCTGTAACATCATGCCAAGGGCCATTGTCGGGACCGATAAATAAACCGCCTGCATTGTCTTCGATAAGATTGATTTTCATTGTG